TCACGCCCGCGGGGAGCGTGGCTGATGCCCCGAAGAACTGGGCTTGGACGGTCGCAGGCATCCTCAGACTCCTTCCACGAGGCATTGTCCGGGTGGCCTGCCGCGGCGCCAAGCGCCGGGCCGGCAGGCGGCCGGCGCCACCTGAGCTCACCCGGTTCGGCCCATCAGAATTCGTCGTAGGAGACGATCAGGTTCGGCACCGCCGCCGTGCCCGGTGTGGTGCCGTATGCCGTGGAGATAGCGCCGATCACGACCACGAACGGACCAATGCGGCCCTTGTTCAGGACGCTCAACCCCAGCGGGGAGAACTGGGTCGGAGTCGTCAGTGGCAGCGCATAGCTGGGTGGGACGAACGGCTGTCCGCCAGTCTCCGAAGGCACGTCTGCCGGTCCTGCCGTGTTGAACTGCGCAATCTGTGCGCCGATGGAGTGATTGAACGCCAGAATTCGATCCACGGTCAGCGTGTAGGGGCCCGTGCCCGTGACGGCCAACACCTGACGTAGCTCAGCCGTCGCGCCCTCATCAATCTGGACAAAGGCGTTGATGGCATATGCGAAGGATGCGACCAGCGTTACATCGCCGCCTGTGGCACCGGCCGCCAGCGACGATGTGAGCGACAGTTGCGGGATGTACGTGGGACTGGACGAAAACATCCAGGCCGCGCCGGTGGGCATGCTCGCCGCTGCCCGTACCGTGCCGTTCACCAGCGTGGTCGGTGGCGACGGCAACGGGTCGAGCACTTCGAGGGCGATCTGCTTGATGGCGCTATACGACGTCCTCGGGCCGGTGGTCGGCACGGGCAGCGGTTCGGTCCCCGTCTGAATGTCCGACCGATCCAGACTGACGCCCGTCGATGCGTCGGACCCGACCAGTGGCTCGGTGGCCTCCCCTCCGTACCAACTCGCCCGAATGTTTGCAGTAGGCATGCTGTCTCCTTTCTCCTAGCCGACCATCTGGCCATACGGCGTCGGCTGTAGCCTCGGCGCGATCACCTCGATGACAAACTGCGTCACCGCCAGCTCATCCTCGTGCGTGGTCAGCACGTCCAGGAACATCTGCGTCACGTGAATGCCTGGACGGGTGTCGCCGACCGGAATGCTGAGCGGGACCGTGAACGTGCTGGTGAGCAGTAGCCGTCCAACGGCGACGACCCACTCGCCGGCGCGGCCAGACCCGCGTCCCTTGACGATCAGCGTCAGCGGGACGGCCCGATCGGGCCGTCTGACGAACCGCGCCAGGACGGGTACGTCCTGCGACGGTCTGGTGAACCCGACCGGTATCGACAGCGGGACCGGGAGGTTGGTTTCGACCTGCACCGGAATCCGCAGCGGGACGACCGTTCGAAGTGAGGTGAAGACGGCCTGGATCGGAATCCAGCCCGCCCGGTACAACTGCGTCCGCGCCGGGACGCTGCGCGGGGTGGCGTAGGTCTTGACCCACAGCTGGAGCGGAACCGTCAGGGCGTGCGGGGTGGGTTGGACGATCTGTCCCGTGGCAGGCACGGAGCGCGACCGACGGGTGCCGCCAAAGCACGCGGTGACCGGGATGTAGCGGTCCCAGTGCGCGATGAATCGAGCGGGGACACTGCGTTGCTGGTGCCAACGGAAGGCGGGATAGACCGGGACCGGGCGTTCCCTGGCAGGCAGGAACCACGCCGTGCCTGGAACCGACCGCTCGATCTGAGGTCGCGGGAGAGCCTCGACGTTCAGCGCGAAGCTGCCGATGCGGCGGCTGGGGACGGCGCGAACCTCGACGTTGAGCGCGAAGCTGCCAATGCGGCGCGGCGTGGGCGGCGTGGCGAAAACGACGGTGACTGGAACGACGCGGGTCGCGACGGGCCGGTAATCGACAAGGAAACCGAACGACCCAAGCTGGCGTGCCGGTGGCGGTGAGGCGAAGTCAACGACAAACCCAAACCCACCCAGTTGTCGCTGGGGTGGCGTGGGCTGGTAGTCGACGACGAACCCGAAAGCACCGACCTGGCGGAGTGGTCCTGCGGAGAAGCTCGCCGTAATGGGTACGCTGCGGAAGTTGCTGACGACCGTGGACAGCAGCGCCGTGGCAGGCACGCTGCGGGAGTTGGTGCTGATCGCCCCGTACCACCAGCGCTGGGCAGCGCTCGCATCCGTGACGGCAACCACCACCGCGGCGGTGTCCAGTGACGCGGCGGCGGTAGGCGCAGTCGCCCTAATCCAGGGCGGGAATAGCCCGGAGAATTGCGCGAGCGCTACGACGTTGCGCGACAGCCGCTGACCGCCGAATTGCGCGGTCGCCGGCACGCTGCGTCCCAGAAGCTGGGGCGGGACGTAGAAGTCGACGCTGACGCCCGCGGCGCCGACCTGGGGATACCCCGTGGCCGGACGGGCGAACTCGACGCTGATCCCCGCGCCACCCACCAGCGCGGCGGGCGGGTAGCGGTCGATCTGGAGCGCGACGCCGCCGATCTGGCGCGGCGCGGTGGTGACGATGTCCGGCTGCAGCCCGACGCCGCCCACCTGACGTCCGATGCCAGGCGTGATCTCGACGTTCAGCGCGACACTGCCGACTTGACGCGCGGGCGCCGTGGCCTGCACGTCCACGTTCAGCACGACACTGCCGACCCGACGCGCGGGCGCCGTGGCCTGCACGTCCACGTTCAGGGCATCGCCGCCTACTTGACGTACAGGCGGGGCCGCGACGATCTCGACGTTCAGCCCGACACTGCCAGCTCGGCGGTCGGTCACCGCATTGGCCTTAGCGGACCGTGACGCCCGCTTCTACAGCATTGACCGCGGCTGAGGTCCAGGCAGCGCCGGTGTTGGGATCTGTTTCCCAGCGGCTCACGACGTAGTTGGCGCTGGTTCCCAGCGCGGCGGCGGCCGCTTCGCTGGTGGTCGCGCCGCTTTTGAGAGTGGGCGCCAGCGATCCCGCGCCCGCGTCCGAGTTCTGCGCCAGCGCGATGGCCTCCACCACGTTGATGGAAAACCCCGCGGGCACATCCGTCATCGCATACAGATCGCGGTCACCCACGTTGGCCGACATCACGTAGTCGGACATGGACGGCGGCACCTCGTCCACCTGGCTCCAGTTGGCGCCGGAGTCCGTGCCGCCTCGCGTCAGCACGGTGCTGCTGCCCGCGCCGCTGGGTGTGAGCAGAATGACGCGCCCGTCGCCGGGACGGCCGTTATTGAGTGTGCCGTTGGTGTCGTTGACGGCCAGATCGTCGTACGCGTAGTAGGTGCCGGTCGTCGGAGCAACCCCACTGAGCAGCGTCAAGCCCACCTGAAGCACCTGGACGTTCAGCGTGCTGCTGGCCGTGTTGTCCACGCCGCTCACGTTGATGACCTGGCTCCCATCCAGCCAGAGCTCGCTGGTGCCGCTGGTCGCGCTGGTGATCTGCGTGCGCCATTCGATCACGTGCCAGCTGTCGGGCGGGCAAGCCGCGTTGGACGAGGCAATAGAACCTCCCGAAGCGAGTGAGCCCGGCGCGCGGTAGATGCGCAGCAGACCATCAGTCGCCGACCAGCTCAACTGGGTCTGCTGTTGCCCGGTTGACTCAAGCCACTGCGCGATGGCTTCTTCCGTCGAATTTGTGGCGTGCGCGTAGAACGCAAACCGAACCCACACGTCCGTCTTCGGTGCGGGAAGCACGAAGCTCTTGTAGGTCAGAGCGGCGCCGGACGCGATCTGGGCGTATTTCAGGCAGAACGTGCCCGCGCGAGGCGTCGGCGTGGTGCTGACGACCGTGAGCGTCGTGTTACCCCCGATGGTTGAGGTGCCAGCCTCGTTGACGTCGCCGGTCTCCCAGCCACATGTGAGTAAACGCGTCATCGCACCGTAACCCCCGCTTCCGCGCCGTTGACGCCGGCGAACGTCCAGGGCTGCCCCGTATTCGGGTCGGTCTCGCGTGCCAGCCGCGGGTAGGCGGGCCACATGCCCAGCGTCACGGCCGAGCCTTCCAGCACGGCGGCGCCACTTTTGAGCGTGGCCGCGGCCGCGGCTTCGCCCGCGTCGCCCTTTTGCGCCTGGGCGACCACGTCTACCGCGTAGATCACCACTGGCGGAGCCGCCAGGTCGGTGATGGCGTACAGGTCGCGGTCGCCGGGCGTGGCGGACTGGACGTAGTCCGCCACGGACATCGGCGACTCGTCCACCTGGCTCCAGTTGGCGCCGCTGTCGGTCCCGCCGCGCGTCAGCATCGTGCTGCTGCCAGTCCCACTCGGCGGCAGAAAGACCACCCGGCCGTCACCCGGCCGCCCGTTGTTGATCGTGCCGGTCGTGTCGTTGATGGCCAGGTCGTCGAAACAGTGGTAGCTAGCCCCCCGCACTACGCCGATACACCCGATACGCAGCTGCCCGATCGTCAGCAGCGTGGTCGCCGCGTTGTTGTCGCCGGAGAAGAGGATGATCTGCATGCCATCCAGCCACACCTCGGTGATGCCGCTGGTAGTGCTGCTCATCTGATGCCGCCATTCGAGGGTGTGCCAAACAGCCAGCGACACGCTCACGCTGGACGTCGCGACCACCGTGCCGTTGCTCCCCTGACACGCGTCGATGAATTGAGTGCTGCGCAAGCACAGCGAGGCCAGCGCCACGCCGTTTGGATCGCGCAACTCGCAGAACGGCGCGATGCTATCGCCGGAGGCGCCGCCGTTGTATAGCTGGAAGTTTCCCGACCACCGTACCCAGACTTCGTTTGCAGCCGGACCGAACACAATCGTTTTGTAGGAACTATCGAAGGACGCGCTTGGCGTCCACGCCTTGATGCAGTACGCCGTGCGCGGCGTCGGGGACGTGTTGACCGCCGTCACGCTGCCGATGTTGGTGTAATCGAAGCCCAGCTCGCTGGAGTCACCCGATTCCCAGCCGCACGTCACCAGGCGGCTCATCGCGCCGTGATCCCAACTTCCGCGGCGTTCACCGCCGCCGGCGTCCACGCCGCGGAAGTATTCGGATCGGTTTCGTACTGGGTGCGGACATACGCGGGCGTGGTGGTGAGCGCTGAGGCAGCCGCCTCGTTGATCGTCGTTCCGCTTTTGATGGTCGGCGCCAGACTGGCCCCCACGTCCACGGCCTGCGCCAGCACGAGGTTGTCCACCGCGTTCACGCTCGTGGTGATGGCAGGTAGATCGGCCACGGCGTACAGATCGCGGTCCCCGATGGTGAAGGATTCGACGTAGTCGGTCATCGCCATGGGGTTGTCGTCGACCTGACTCCAGTTCGCGCCGCTATCCGGCCCGGAGAGCCGCAGCCACGTGGTGGAGCTGCCCACAGCGTTCGGAGTGAGCAGCACCACCCGGCCATCGCCGGGGCGGCCGTTGTTGATGGCGCCGGTCGTGTCGTTGATCGCCAGATCGTCGACCGCGTGCCACCAGTAGCGGGTGGACCCCCAGACGCCGAGGTCCAACTGCGCGACGTTCAGCAGCGTGCCGGCCGAGTTGTCGCCGGAGAAGCTGATCTGCTGGCTGCCGTTGACCCACAGCTCGGTGATGCCCTGCGTCAGGCTGGTCATCTGGTGCCGCCATTCGAGCGTATGCCACACCAACAGCGGCGCCGACTGGCTGGTGCCGAGTAGTGTGGTGTTGGTCGCGCCACCCTGGCGTGCGCGGATGAACCCGTCGACCCTCGAGTACGTGAGGCACGCCACCGCCGTCCCGCCGCTATCTCGCAGTCGGGCCACCATCCACTCGGTGCCACCCGCTAGCTGCGGACTGCGAAATTGCGCCGCCCAGCGGACCCACACCTCGGTGCGCGCTCCGAAGTTGAACGTCTTGTAGACGTCCGCGCCCGAGATCGAATTGATGCCCATGCGACAGCACCAGTTGCCCGCGCGCGGCACCGGCGTGCTGTTGACCGCGAAGATCTCGGCGCTGGGGCCCAGGAAGTTGGTGCCCGCCTCGTTGGGGTCGCCAGTTTCCCAGCCGCACGTCAGCAGGCGGGCCATCAGTGCACCGTCACTCCAGCCTCGAGCGCATTCAGGTCGGCTACCGTCCAGCCGGCGGTGGTGTCCGGGTTGGTCTGGTACTGCTGGCGGAAATATTGCGGGCTGATTGCGAGCGCTTGCGCAGCGCCTTCGGCTGTCGTGGCGCCCGTCTTGAGCGTGGGCGCCACCGACATCGAGCCGACGTCGCTGGTCTGGGCGTAGGCGAGCGCCTCGACGGTGTTCACCGACCAGCCGCTGGCCGCCGAGGGGACGTCCTGCAACGTGTACAGATCGCGGTGGCCAGCGGTGGCGTCGTACACGAAGTCTGTCATGGACATGGGCACATCGTCGACCTGCGACCAGTTCGCGCCGCTGTCGGTCCCGCCCCGCAGCAGCTGCGTGCTGCTGCCAGCTCCACTCGGACTCAGCAGCACCACGCGGCCGTCACCCGGCCGCCCGTTGTTGACCGTCCCGTTGGTATCGTTGATCGCCAGGTCATCGAACGCGTAGTACGGGCCTCCAGAGAGCATGGCAGCACCCGTCCCCACAAGAACATTGCCTATATTCAGAGCCGAAGTCTGTGTGTTATCGACGCCGACGAGGTTGAGTGTCTGGGCGCCGTCGAGCCAGACCTCAACCGTGCCGACGGTCAGCGACGTCATTTGCCAGCGCACTTCGAGTGTGTGCCACTGATCGGCGCTCATTTGCAGCGCACTGGTCCCGAGCAAGAAGACGGTCGACCGATAGGCGCGTAACAGCGAGTCGCTGGTGGTCCAGGTCACGCGGCCTTGCAACGAGCCAGCGTTGTCGGAGAAGCTGACCAGCGCGTTTTCGCTGTTCGGGTTCGCGTGCATGAGCACTCCCAGGCGAACCCACACATCCGTCAGCGGGTTGGGGAGAACCCAGTTGACATTGGCGATGTTGACAGCGCCGATCGCCATGAGCTTCAGACAGTGCGCACCTGGAGCACGTGGCGTTGGTCCGCTGGATACCACCGTCGCGACACCTGGCCCATTCACCGAGAGCAAGCCCGACTCGTTCGGGTCACCAGTCTCCCAGCCGCAGGTGAACAGCCGCGTCATTGGGTCGGCACCGCAAGCACGGGATAGTTGTTCGTGTTGGCCGTCGACCCCCAGCCAAAGGGCGTGCGCACCTGTTGCGCGCTCACCGTATGGCGAGTGACCAGGACGAGAATGTAGTTTTCGGCGTTGTAGACCAGCCGCCCGTAAATCGGCGCCGGGAAGTCGTTCGCCGACGAGGCGTTCCACAAACTCATCGCAAAGCCCGCGGAAAAACACTTGCCGATACGACCCCGGATGCCCGCGGCGTCCTCGATCACCACGTATGGCCAGAGATAGTTGTTGCCGTCCACCAGACACGCGCGTTGCGGGTTGAGCCATGCCGCTCCTGCCTGTGACCCTCCGTTCGGCATGGACAGCGTGGCCAGCTTGGCGGTCACCCAGGAGGCAGTGTCGGCCCGATTGCGCGATACCCAGCAGGTGTCGACATCCATCTGGGTGGTCGCGGTCGGGTTGGCGATGAGCACGACGATGGGATTCGGCTCGCCCGCAAAGTAGGGCACCACATCGCCGAGAAAGAAAACCTGGCGCATGGACCCAAGTGACGCCGAATCCGCGTTCGTCTCGCCCGCACGCGGGCCTTCAATCGACATGAGCAAATGGTCCTGGCCGGCGCTGACCATCGCATGGATCGTGTCGGTGGTCGCACCGGTCACCGAGTGCCAGCACAGATACCGCGTGAGCTTGTCGGTGCCGGAACCGGCGCTGTAGCTGCGGTAGACCCCCAGTTGCATGCGCTGCGCGGTCGCCGCCGCATCCGCCAGATCGACGTTCATCTGCGCCCCGCGCGAGGTCACGGCCTGCATGACGTTGCCCGTGCCGCCCGAGATGTTCGCCCAGTTGGAGGAGTTGAGAATGCGCGCCTTCATATCGGCGACGATGTTGGCCGGGGTCGAATTAAATTCTGCGAAGTAATTCGGCATGCGGTCTCCTTACGCCACCACGCCCGCGTCGGCGGTATTGCTGTCGCGCCCCTTGTAGACAAACGCCGCCACCGGCGTCGGCGATGCGGGAAAATGGCTCAGATTGACGATCAACCCCAGCCAGGCCGCCGACGTGATCGTCCACTGCAGTCGCGACAGATTCGCCGCGGTGGCCGAGGCGTACGCCACGGCCGTTCTGATCGTCGTGCTCGAGCCGCTTTCGCCGTTGTTGACGAAGGTGTTGCCCGTCGACGCGCGAGCCGTCGAGGCGGTGTTGTTGGCCCAGGTGGTGGCCGCGATCACCAGATCGCCGACCGCCGGCGTGATCGTCCCACTATCCGCGGTCACGCTCGTGCCGGACGTGGGCGTCCCGGCGGTGGCCGTCGGGGCTCCCTGCGACAGATCGGAGTCCACCCAGACGCAGCTGACGCCCGAGGCCGCCGTTCCGCCGCCGGTGAAATTGACCGTGTAGGAGGTCGGCGCGCCACCGCTGAAGTTGTAGGCAATCCAGATTTCGAGCGCCCGCGCGCCGCTAGTCGTAAACGCCAGACGCGTCGTCGTCGCGGTGCCGCTGGGAAAGGTGATGCTGGTGACCGCACCGGCCGTCGGCAGCGCGATGGTGAAGATCAACAGCGTGGTCAACGGCGAGGGCGGCGTTAGCCCTCCGGCGGCGACGGCCACGCCCGTGGCGGCGGCACCTCCGGTTTGCGAACCGAGTTGGACCGCGGGCATCAGCGCGTCTGCACCTTCACCATGTACAGCACCACTACCGAACAGTCACACCGCCTTCAAGCGCATCGACGGCAGCCTGAGTCCACGCGGCACCGGTGTTTGGGTCAATCTCCCAGCGCGCGCCGATGTACGCCGGGCTGGTGCTCAAGTTTTGCGCAGTTGCTTCATCGATCGTCGAACCACTTTTCATCGTGAGCCCAAACGCGCCCACACCCGGAGCGGCGTTCTGCGCAAACGCCACGGCTTCGATCACATTGATGGGGCCGACACCGCTAGCAGGGGTATCGTTCATCGTGTAGAGATCGCGATCAGCCACCACGCCGGAACTGACGTACTGCGCCATCGACGGCGGCAGCTCGTTTTCCTGACTCCAGTTCGCACCCGTATCGGTCCCACCCCGACTCAAGGTCGTAACCGAACCCGCACCATTGGGCACCAGCAGCACGATGCGCCCGTCACCGGGTCTGCCGTTATTGACCGTGCCGTTGGTGTCGTTGATGGCGATGTCATCAAACCCGTGGTAAACCGAGCCTCCAGTCCCAGGATTACCCAAGCCCCCAAGTTTGAGGCCAGCTAGATTGAGCGTGGCTGTCGCGGAATTGTCGCCGCTAAAGTTGACGACCCGCGCCCCATCGAGCCAAAGCTCCGTGGTGCCGGTGCTCGTCGTGAGTAATTGCGTACGCCACTCGATCAGGTGCCAGGTATCGATGGGAAAGCTGACGGTAGACGTTCCCAGCAGTGCAGGGCCGTACACACGCAGCAACCCGTCTGGCGGGTTATAGCTCAGGTATGTCTGGACCGCAGCACTGGCATCGGTCAGTTGCGCGAATGGGTACTCTGACAGGGTGCCTGTGGATGGATGTGTGAGAAACGCGAAGCGAACCCAGAGTTCTGTCCGTGCAGGCAGCACAAAGTTCTTGTAGCCAGTGTTCCCGATAGTGGTCGCCGCGGCTACTTTCAGGCAGTACGCACCGGATCGAGGCGACGGCGTGTTTGAGACCACCGTCGACGTAGCGTTGGAGTTGTTGACGGTGATCCCCGCTTCATTCACGTCCCCGGTCTCGTAGCCCGTCGTCAGCAGTCTGGCCATCAGTTGCTCACCCGGTAACCGAACGTGTCGGTCGTGAAGTCACTCGCCAGCCAGCCGCGATGGGCAAACGGATTGCGCTCGAGCGTGGCCGTGGTCAACGCCCAGCCAGCGTTGAGCGGGCCGTACGTCACCCAGGACGGAACTTCAATGGGCTTCCCTGGCTGGTCAATCGTCAACGTTGGTCCGAGCGCCTGCACGGCTGCCTCGCCAATCACCGTCTCCAGCGTGGAGTTGATCGTGCCCAGGCGTTTCGTGACGGCAGCGAACTGGACGGCGATGATCCGCCCGTGCGCTGTCAGCGCCTCCATCGTGTATTGATCCGTAGCCCCGAAGGTGCTGCTCGCCACGTTGGTCGCGTCGTCATCGCTTGTTACGTCAGCCACGTCCTGCCAGTTCTGAGTTGTCGGCGGCATGGGCGCAAACTGCGTGCGTGGTCCGGCTCCAGTAGGCCGCAGGGTGGTCGTCTTGACCACGCCCAGGAAGTCCGTCACATCTCCAGCCTGCGTATCAGCGATATACACATCGTCGTAGTCGTAGCACCATTCCCAGATGTCGAGGTCCCCTCCGCCAAGTCCCCAGGTGACGGCCCCGCGACCACCGATCGCGCCCAGATAGACCCACGGATAGCCGAAGCCGTAGCGGTTCGTTTCCAGTCCACTCTCGTTCAGGATTTCTTCGCCGTCCTGGCGAATCACGATGGTCCCGTCGGTGGAGATCCTGAATTCCAGGTACGACCAGATGCCTTCGCGCATGACCGGGCGCCTGGTGCGGGCGATCTCCTCACAGAAACGGTCCGCTGCATGTTGGACGTCGATGGCCAGGAAGTTGCCGCGTGTGATGCGAAATCCCAGATTCAACCGCAGATAGGTGTTCGGTGGATACGGACCACCCAACCCGAATTCCCACCTGCTGTCGAAAAAATCCCACGTCTCCGGTCGGCCCAGGCTCAGAAAGTGCATGTCGAAGGAAGAATTCGGATTCCCCAGATAGACGAACACCCCCAGCGGATGTCCCGCTGTTCGTCTCCAACGCAACGCCATACCGATGACGAGGGTGGTGGCACCTGGCGTCGGGTGGCCGACGAGATAGTACGCCGCACCCCATGATTGGTAGTGCATCCGCAGATAATTGCCGTCGCCTGTCCAGCCTGTTGGCCCGACGATGGTCTCTGGTGGAAACGGACCACCTGGCGGAAGCGGGTAACCAACTCCGCCCCGGTTGTTACCCGGAATCGAATTCCAATCGTACGTACCCCACTTGGCTACCAGCGCGGTTGGGTCAGCGTTGGTAGCCGTGTACGTGTCGAAGGAGTCGAAGAAGAGCAGCGTCACGTGCTCGCCATCCCGTGTTCGGCGTCGGGGGCGTTGAAGTCGTCGGCAACCCACGGCACGCCCGTCAATGGATTCAGACCGTAGGGCACCGAATACACCGTGTAGTTGGCGGGCGATGGTCTGACCGACTGCCCGACGAGCTGCCCGGCCCGACGCGTCACGGTCGCGAGCTTGAAGCTGGTTCCGCTCACATTTTTGGTCGTGTAGACGTACTGCGCACCGAGAATGCGCCGCGGCACGTGCTCCATCGGATAGGTGTCGATCAACCCCGTCTCCCTGGCGGACACCAGCCCGTTGTCGAAGTCTGGCGTGGGTCGATCACTGACCAGTTGCCAGTTCGCGCCGTCCGGCTGGGGTGTCCAGCCCGTGGTCGTACCTACCGCACGGGGCCGGATCGCGGTGACCTGAACATCTCCCAGGAACGACACCGGGTCCGGCTCAATCGTATCCAGCATGTACACATCGTCGTAGTCGTACCGAAAGTTGAACAGAAACGGCCAACTGCTCTGACCACCGATCTTGCCCAGATAAATCGTGTCGTACTGGTTGCCCACGTCGCCTTCCCAGGAGCCGTAGAGTCTGCCATCGCGCTGCACGGTCATTCTTCCGTTGCCGATACGGAACTCCCAGTAGTGCCACTCGCCAGGCAACGCGGTGTCGGGCGGACCGTTGCCAAGCTGATTGCCCCACACCGCTTCCTCGAACCCCGACGTGGGCAATCCAGGGCCGTTCGGCTCGAAATGCAGTCCTTCAAACACGACACCGAGCCCGGTGGAGCCCTGGGCTTCGTCGTAGCTGAATGTCGTGTAGCCCGTGCCGTACGGGTGCCACAGGGCGACAATCGCGGCGTACATCGCTTTGACCGCCTCGCCCAGACCGATCAGGCCACCATGACCGGGCGGCGGCGGGATGTACACCCGATCCCGTCGGCCGATGCCGATGACCTCGTTGTGGTAGCCAATCAGCGCGCTGGCCTGGCAGATCCCACGCCGACTGAGGCCCATGAAGTCCCACCCGTAAATGGCTGGCGGGCTTGTCCCAAGCGCCCCGCCGACATCACTGACGTTGACATACGGGCGCATGGCGAAACCGACGATCACTTCGTCCTTCGGTTGGGCCAGGTATTTTCCGAGAAAGTTGTACTGGCCGAACTGGTCGTGATAGTTCAGCTCGAGATAACCCAGACCGTTTCGGCCACCCGTGGCGTGCGTGCGCACTTGTGGTAAATCGCCCCGGCCAGCGAACTGCATGATGCCCCACTTGCTGGCAAGCGGCCACGCGTTCAGGTTCTCCGGATCGAGCGACAGGTCCATCGTGTAATGGTCGAACGAGTCGGTGAACAGCAAGCTCACGTCGGCTGCCCTCGCATCCGGAGCAGTTGCTCCTGGTCGCCGACCGCGATCGGCTGCACGGTGAGCTGCGGCTGCTCCTTCATGTACAGCACCAGCGTCAACTGCTCGACCACGGCGGCGTCGCGAGGCTGGATCAGAATGGCGTCGCGGCGGTTGAGCTGGAGCGGTCCATTCCAGCTGGAGAGATCCGTGGAGTTGATGTTCGTCGTGCCTGGCAGATACGGCGCCGGGCCATCGCCGATCATGTCGCGCCACACCCGCGGCGTCTGCCAGTCCGACCAGGACAGCGCGAAGCGAACCTCGCCGGGCACCGTCGAGTCGATCGACCATTCCACCAGCACGCACGGTTTGGTCACCACCAGAATCGCCTGTTCGTCGCCGGTGAAGAAGTAGCCTGGCGCGCCGAATTGCTGCTCCAGACCGTGCGCGTCGGCGGGCATGGGCGGGCTGTTCGGCCGCGTGCGGGCAAGAAAGCTCTCTGCGGCACGCTGCAGATCGCGATCAGGCAGGATTTGCTGGGGCACCGGACCTCCGCATTTGGGTGGGAATGATGGGATTGCCGTTCTGATCGAGCTCCAGACCACCGCCCAGGTACGTCGGCGTCTGGGTCAGCACCGGCGCGCCGGCGCGGACTTCGAGCTCGAAGTCGTTACCCTGGCACCACAAGGGCTCGCCGGTGCCCAGCCGGTCGGGGAGGCCCGCCGGCCCCTGGACGAGATGGATCTGGCCGGGCGCGATCAGCGTGTCCTGCGCGGTGGTGAGCGAGCCGGTGACCGTCTCGCGCGCGATCTCGAGCAGCCGCGCCTTTGCGACCGTCTCGCAATCCATGCCGAAGCGCTGGGTGGGATCAATGTCCTGGGGCGGCCCGTTCAGCGTGAAGCCGGCATTGATGGCCTTGGCGTCCGAGCCGTCCTGGCCCCGGTCGACCGTCCAGCTGCTGCCAGCGACGTCAGTCACCAGCATCGACTCGGCCGTCTCCGCGCAAAAAAGCGTGAAGGGCGGGTCCGGGAAGCGGTCCATGCTGTCGGGGGTGATCGACGTGGCGTCCGCGGTGGCGGCGGCCGCCGCCTTGGCCGAGACCGAGCGCTGGGTGTAGCTGAGTTGCCCGCTCACGCTCATCCAGTCGATCCAGTCGCTCGAGGGCGGCGACGGATCGTAGTGGTAGGTCGTGGGCCCTGGTGGCCCGATCGGCATGAAGATCGGGATGTTCGTCGCGGCCTCCCAGTGCATCTGGAAGGGCCCCAGCTCGGTGCCCATCACCAGCGTGCGATTGCCGAGCGGATAGTCGCGCTGGAAACTCGCCGACAGGATGTTCGGCGTGCCGGGCGCGGGCGGAAACTGGTTGCCATCGGCGTCGCGGATCTCCGTCGAGCCGCCCTCGGTGAAGATGATGTCGGTGCCGTCGAGGTCCTGCGAGTACGGGCCGCTCGGGTGACCGCCGACGAGTTTGACCACGACGTCGCCCGACGGCATCTCGAACAGGCGGAAGAAGCCGATGCGATTCGGCGGCCCGAGATCGTACAGCGCTTCGATCTGGGAGTATTTCTGGAGATAACTGAGCGCGGACTCACCCGCGCGGCGGTAGGCGTTTTCGACGTTGACGTCCCCACCCGCAGACAGGCCGCCGGTGCCGGAGTGCCAGATGAAGCGCAACCCGACCGGATCGGCGATGCCGAAGCCATAAACGCGGCCCGTGGACTGGAGGTTGGCCAGCGTGTGCGGCACGTTCGCCCGCAGCAGCACCGCGTGGGCGATCTCCGTGTACGTCGCGCAACCGGCGAAGTGGCCAGAGCTGGGCACCAGGTCCTGGACGCGCAGACCCCCGATCCCGATCGAGTAGGTGGTGTTGCCGAAGGTCAGATTGGGGATCGTCCGTCCGGGGATGCTGGTGCTCTCCTGCCAGTTGATGTATTCGTCGGCTCGCGACAGCTCGCCGACGCAGTCCATGACGACGTTGCGCGGCAAGAGGTCGTAGTGCGCCTTGCGGCGGCGGCCCTTGAAGCGCGTGATGAGCCCATTACCCCCGTCAGCTACGGCGACACCGCACTTGATCTCGACCGGAGAGTCGTACGTGCCGTAGGCGTAGGGCGCGACGATGGTGGCGCGCGCGACGGCGTCCGTCAGTGAGTGGCTGGCGCGAAACGCCAGGAAGTCGTGCACAGTCTGATTGCCGACGGTCAACTGCGCCTGGATCTGGCGGCGCACGATCGGCATCAGGGACCTATTCCATTCGGCGACGGAGCGCCCGTCTCCTCGTGCGTCTGGGCGGTCTTCGCGGTCCCACCGATCGCCCCGTCTGGGGCACTGGCGGGATCGACCAGCAGGAGGAAGTCGGCTTCCGCCTTGTGGACCGCCATCGGCAGCGCCTCGTTGCGGCTCAGGCTGACCAGGATGGCCGTGTAGGTGACTGGCTCCGTGATGACAGGCCGGTTGGCGATGCCAGAGCGGACCTGCAGGCTCATGTTGAGCGGACCACTGGGGTCCGGCCCCCAGTGATCGACATACACGACACCGCCCACGCTCGGATCGCCAGCCACGCGCACGGAGCATGGGCGCACGTAGCTGAACAGCGCGTCGAGCTCGACGATGTCGTACACGAGGATGGATCCCGACAGGTGCAGGGCGCCGTCCTGGATGGTGCGTTTCGGGTTGCCGTATTCCCAGTCGAAGCCCGTGCCGCGGAAACTTGAGACCGGGGAGTAGTAGGGCGAGGGCATCGTCATCGCTGAGCGACTCCCGACATCGTGCCGTTGACGTTGCCCTGAGCGGTGCGGAACACGTAGACGAGCTGATTGCGCACCTGTTCGTAGGTCTGATCGCCGGCTTGATCGGCGGCGGCGCGGGCGATGCGTTCGATGTCCTCCTGGGAATTGATCGTCGCGCCGCTCAGATCGACGCTGATCGACGGCGCGGTCGACGGCATCATCGCCGCGTGGTACACCTCGGCCTGCTCGGGTTCGGCCGCGGGTGTGATCGGCGCCTGGACGTAGCTCTGAATCGGGCGAACGTCGGGCCCCTGCGGAAACAGCCGCCGCAGCACCTGGTCGCTCGCGCCGCTGAAGATCTGCCGGATCTCGGGCGTGAGCGTGTCGCCGAAGCCCTGCATCGCTGCCTGGAGCTGCTGTTTGGTCGCGACCGGCGCCTGGGCGGGTGGTGGCGCCGGCTGCGGCTGCGGTTGGGCCTCGAGACTGCGGAGCGCGGCGACGATCTGGGCGAACTCGCTCAGCTCTTCGGGCGTCGGCTGGGTCTGGTAGGGATCTCGGCCTGGGACGAGGATGCCCTGGCGCACGCCCTCCTGTTGGGCCCGCGCGAAGGCCGTCGGCAGATCGAGCAAACCCGATTCGATGGCCCCGAGATCGTTGTGCACGAACTCCGGCGCAAGCCCGAGGTGGCGCAGCGCCGCATTGGTCACTTCCTGCGCGGAGGGCGGTGCTGCCGCGGGTGGGGGCTGGGACGGTTGTCCGCCGCCGCCTGCGCCGCCACCCGGCCGCTGGTCCGGATACTCGCCGCGCTCGCCGCGCCGCTGGTCCTCGAGCGCGCGCTGGTTGGCTTGCTTGGTCTGCTCGTCGGTGATCTGCTTCTGAATATCCAGGCGCGCCTGGTCCGCCACGAGCTGCAGCGCCGTCGTCTTCAGCAGGTCGTTGGCGACATTCAGCAGGTCGGTCTCGGCTGCCAACCCGGCGTTTTCGAGGATCGCGGCGCGTTCGGCGGCCGTTGCCTGACGCTCGAGCGCGTCAGCCCCCAGCACCTGCCGCTCGGCGATCTCGCGTTCCGGTTCGCGCTGCAGATCGCGCAGATCGAGGGCCGTCTGGATGTGTAGTTGCTGGTTCTGCAGACTCGCCGCGATCTGCTGTTGCTGGAGCTGGACGTCCTCGAGCGCGCGCTGCTCGTTGCTCAGTTGATTCAGGATCAGGTCGCGCGCGATCTGCTCGTCCTCAAGCTGGCGTTGGGGGCCGACCAGCGAGCGTTGCGCTTCCAGGGACTGGGGCAGTTGGGCCTGCGCTTCGAGCGTGGCCTGGATCTGTTCCTGCACCAGACCAGGGATCGCCCCAAAGTCCGCGCCGCGGCCGAGCAGCACATTGGCGCCGATCGCACGCAACCGCGCGCCGGCGATCGTGGCGCGATACTGCAGGTCCTCCTGCTCGCGCGTGGCAGCCAACGAGCCCTGACGGGCCAGGAGCAGCTGTCGCTCAGTCTCCAGGTTGGTGCGCTGGGCGATGGTGACCCTTGCCTGGAGCTGAGTCTGTTGCAACTGGTTGTCGGAGATGGCCAGCTCGAGTTGGAGTTGCTGCGCCTTGAGATTGGTGAGCTCCTGCTGGCGGCTGATGCCATTGGCCTGGACGTCGAGCAAGTCGTGCTGGTGCTGGGCGGAGAGCTCGTCGAGTTGCGCCTGGGCCTGGGCACGGCCCATGGCGATGTAGGCGCGCGCCTGCTCGATCTGTTTGAGCTGCGCCTGGGCGCCGGCCTGGCGCTGAAGATCGGCCAGCTCCTCCGCGGCTGGCCGCGTGCCGGGCTGACCCTGGATCGTCGCGACCGCGCCGGGTCCCTGTGCCGCGGCGCGGACCAGCGGCGGCAGCACTTCCAGGTTCTGGGCCTGCAGCGCCGTCGCCGCGTTGCGCTGGGCGAGGACCTGGGAAATCGCCTGGCCCTGGGCGAAGCTGGTGATGCCACCCGGCGGGATGACCAGCGGCGCGAAGGGTCCCAGCGCCGCCTGGCCGAGCTGCTGCGCCCGCTGGGCGATGGGCTGCAGATTGGTGATCAGGTCCAGCCGCGACTGCACGTCCTGGCTGGCCGTCGACAGCGCCGTGAGGCTGTTGGCCGCACCAGCGAGCGCTGGCGTCAGCTGCGTCTTGTGCGCGCGCGTGGCCTCATCAGCCGCTTGCTTCTCTTGCTGGAGCGCGATCGCGGCGTCGCGCACCGCCGGCGCCATGTCCTCGGGCTTGACGCCCTGCTCGATCTGCGCCTGCGCCAGGGCGCGCGCTGCGATCGGGTTGGACTCCTCCGCGCCGAGCTGGAGCAGATAACCCTGCGGGCCGCGGCGATAGATCCGCACGTCTTCGGGTCGGGTGCCAGTGACAGTGGCCTGCAACTCGGGGTTGGCCGCCTCGATCAGCGATCGCGTGCGGAAGTTGCGGAGGATGTCCTCGGAGCGGAGGCCGACGAGGCCGGTGAGGCCCGCCAGCATCTTGGCCAGCTCGCCACCGGCATAGCCGACGACGGTCGAGAACGCCTCCCACGCCTGCTGGTTGCTCTTGGCCAACTGGTCCTGGGAATCGGCGAGCTTCTGGGCGTCACCAACCTGGCGCTCGTAGGTGTCGTTGAGCTGTTCCTGGATGGCCTGCAGACGGATGAGCTGCTGCGTCGCCTCAGGCAGTTGGTCGAACCAGGCGCCAAACTGCTGCAGCGTCTGGCCAGGCAGCGGCTGGCGGCCGGTCAGCCGCTGGGTGAGCGCGGCAGAGCTGACGTCGATCGCACCGCCTGTCATGCGCGTCAGCTGGTCGGTGCTGCCGGAGATTGCCTGCTGGATCGCCTGGCCCGCGTCTTCGACGCTGGTACCGAACTCTCTGCCCAGCAGCCCAGCCTGCAGATTGAGCTGCGTCGCCAGATCGCCCTGCGGCGCCACGCCGGCACGCCGCGCGAGTGCCTGACCGGCGGTCGTCGCGCCGAGCTGGGCGCCGATATCAGCTGGCAGGCCACGCTGAATCTGGGAGACGAACGCCTGCTGACCGATCTGCGCACGGACCAGCTCGGTGCGCGTGCCCGCGATCTGCGCGCTGCGCGCCAGTTGCTGGTTGACGCCTTCGATCTGGTCGGACCGCTCGCCGTAGACCGCGTTGGTGGCGCGCGCGGCGCGCTGCCAGTCGCCCTCGGTCTGAATTGCGGCGGCGAACAGGTCGTGGAGTTGGCGGCCCAGGGAGCCCAGGATCGAGATGCCGACGCCCAGGCCGATCAGGTCCGTGCCGAAGCGGACGACGTCGCCGGAGGTGCCGCGGAACAGACGGTTGATGGCCTGGACGCCACGGCCGACGATGCCGAGCCCGTGGCCAGCCCGCTCGGAACTGGTCTCCAGACCGCGCAGGCTGCGGCTGTAGTCCTGGGTCGACTGGATCTGCTCGCCGAAGACGCGCGCCGGTCCGTAGGTCTCGGGCGTGATGCGGATGCGTTGACCGCCGATCGGGACGATCCGACCTTCCATGCCCGCCGGGACGGCGGTGCCGACCGCGGCTCGAGCACGCGCCTGGAGCGCGGGTGTCTCCAGCAGGCTAATGACCTGTTCCGAAGTCTCGAGGACCTGGCGGGTCGCGCGCGTGGTGCGCCGCGTGCCGCGTGTCGCTTCCTGGAGCTCGGCCGAGTAGTCGACGAGCGCGCGGTAGAGCGGGTAGGTCGCCTCGTTGATCTGGACGAAGCGCCGCTCGAGACCGCGGCCGACGGGCTGGATGGTGCCGGCGAGGATGGGTGGCAGCTCGTCGGTCCGCGCGCGTGCCTCCGCGCGCCGCGAGACCGGCAGCAGCTCCGCGACTTCCTCGGGTGTGGTGCGAACCCGCGCCCGTTCTTCACGCGCGCGCCGATCCGTCTCGGCCCGAATCCGGCGAGCTTCCCTCTCTCGCTCCTCCTCCGAGCGTCGCGCCAGCGCCGCCAACTCCTCGGCGGAGGGCGGCTCAACCTCCGAGGCGTAGGCGCGGATGAACGGCGGGAAGCTCGCGAGCCGCGTACCGCTCAGCAGCTCGCCCGCGCGACCGCCGCGTCGCCGTGCCTGCCGACGGGCCTCCCGCGCGGCGACGCTGAGCTCGCCCAGCTCCTCCGGGCTCATGGTGCCCGACTCGTATTCGGCCAGCAGCGGCGTCGTCAGGAAGCGCTCGGGCACGCCCGCCGCGCGGGCGACGGCCCGCATGCCACGCGTGTCCCTGGACAGCCGCGCCGTGGTTTCGCCGCTGCGCCTGGCGGCGGCGGTGCCGCGGTCGGTCGCCCCCGCCGCCTCGGCCTCGGCGCGCATCAGGCGCTCGAGCAGCGGCAGCTTGGCACGGATGGCCTCAGCTTCGGTGTCGATCGCTTCGGCGCTGTCGCGTGCGGACGCGGCCGCGTCGTCGGTCGCGTCGGCGGTCTCTCGCTCGCGGTCCGTCAGTCCCTCGAGGTAGTCGGCGACTTCCTCAGGAGTCGACGGCCCTGGGGCGGCGGCCGCGGCTGGCGTGTAGGCAGGCCGCATCGCCGCGGCCGCCAGCGGACTGACGTACGGACCGGTCGGGGCCGCTGCGGCGGCTGGGATCGCGGCCGGTGGCGGGCCGATAGTCGGCTCGGGGTAGATGTCCTCTTCTTCAGGCGCTGCCGCTGCACCCGCAAGACGCGCGGAGACGGCCGCCATCGCCGCACGGCGGGTGGGGCTGCGCACTGCGCCCATCGCGGCGATCGTGCGTGACGCCTCGGGCTCGCGCAGGCGCTCCTCGGGTGCTTGCGGCGGTAGCTCGTCGGCCAGGTAGCTGAGCCTGCCGGACACCTGCAGCATGACCTGGTTGACCGTCTGCAGCTCGGACTTGGCGGCGTCCAGCTCCTTGCCAGTCCTGGTGGCGACCTCGTGCTCGAGCGCACGGCGATCCGCGCGCAGCTGGAGCATCTGCGCCTTGGCGCGGTTCCATTCCGCCTCGAGCTCGGCGATGCGCAGCTCGGACAGCTGGGCGACCTGATAGCGGTACTTCTGCGGGTCGTCGCCCTCCGGCATCGTCTGGAACAGCCTGCGGAACTCGGTGCCGGAGGCCTTCTTGCCAACGTAGACGCTGACCTGTTTACCCGCCTGGCTGATGAGCTCGGCGAAGAGCTGGCGGCCGGAATCGGCGGTGACGCCCTGGAAGCGGCCCGTCAGCCCCTTGTACTGGCCGCTCAGGATCTGCAGGATCTGACCGCGCTCGACATCCCAGTTCTTCGGCTGGGCCGAGACGCCGATCGGGCGGTCGCGGAAGATGACGTCGCCCATCTGGCGCGCCGCCTGCTGGCGTGCGCCGGCCGGCGTGAGGCCCTGGCGCACCAGCTCCTGGCGCATGGCGGCGACGCGCGTGGACCGCTCTGCCTGGTAGCGCGCGTAGGCGCCTGCGGTCAGCTGCGGGCCTGGCTCGACGGCCGCCGTGCGGCCGCCGCTCTGCGCCTGACGCCGGCCGCGCACGCCTGGCGCCATCTCCGCGGCGCGCGCGCGCAGCTCCTCGACACGCCGCGTGTCGCCCGCGTTCCGCGCCTCGACGATCCGCCTGGCGAGGTCCCCGCGTGCTTGCAGCCAGTCGTCCTGGCCGGAGAGCACCTGCTCGAGCAGCGCGCGCGTCTCGGCCAGGCTGTTCAGCGCCTGTTGGGCGACCGCGTCCTTCCGCTCGCCGATCTGCCGTTCGAGCTGGGTGATCGCCTCCAGCTGGCGACGCGCCGCGGCCGTCACCTCCCCGATCGTCAGCTCGCCTGTGCGTGCCTCCTTCGCCGCCGGCGGTTCGTAGTCCAGCCGCTTCAGCCACGCGAGTCGCTCCGGGGTGTCGGCCGGCGGCGGCTCCGCGCGGCGCGCCTCCTGGGCCATCGTGCCCGGCGTGGTCAGGCGAGTGGCGCGCTGCTGGAGCTCGGCCGCCGTCTGCAGCAGTCCCTGGCGGATGCTGAGCACGACGTCGTCGATGCGCTTCATGCCGGCCTGGACGGCCAGGTACTCCGGCGAGCGCGCCGGGCGCGCGCGGGTGGCCTGCTGGACCGCCTCGGACATCGGCGTGCGCACCGCCTGGGCGAGCGCCGCGACCGCGCCCTCGACGCCATCCTCGACCATGCGCTGCAGCGTCGCGACGTCCTCGCGGCCACGCCGCGTCAGCGCCACTTCCTGGCGGGACGGCTGGGGCGCGCCGGTCGGCCTGGCGCCCTCGGTGAGGCCGAGCTGCTCGCGCGTGAGGCCGCTCTCGTTGACGATCGCCTCGGCCCTAGCCGTCAGCTCCGTAATGCGCGTCTCGAGGGCGCGGATACGGGTCTCGTACTCGGCGATCTTGCGCGACGGGCCGACGTGGCTGTAGACGCCCTGCCGCTCACCTTCCGCGAGCGCCCGCATGACGTCCTGGTGCGACTCGACGTACGGCGTGTCGCGCTCGATGCCGCGGCGCGCCTCGATCAGCCGCTTCAGCTCGGCGATCTCGGCCTCTTGCTCACGGATGCGGGCCATGACCGCGCCGAAGGCCTCGGCGGGTGTCTGGGTGGGCGCCGGCGCGGCCGCGGCCTCGGGCACCTGCTCCGCGCCTGGCTCTTGCGGCGGCTCGGCGGCCGTGGTTGGGCGTCGTCGACGACGTCCGCCGCCACCACCAGCGCCCGCGCCCGCGCCAGTCTCCGCGGTAGTCGCCGCTGCGGTGGTCGCCTGCTGGACGGTCTGCGCCTGCTGGTCGATCTGCTGCGCCTGAGCGGCCGCCTGCTGGACGGTCTCCGCCTGCTGCTCGATCTGCTGCGCCGAGCTGGCCGCGGCGGCCTTGAGCGCACGGTCAGCCGCGCGCCACTGCTCGAACGCCGGCTGGAGCGTCGTGACCACCGCATCGACGGCGGCCGCCGTCTCTTTCGGCAGCTGCTCGAACTGCTTGACCATCGGCAGCGCCTGCTGCAGCAGCGCGCGGCTGGCGGCCACGGCCCCTTCCTGCGAGCGCGTCAGCTGCTCGCCGCCCTGCAAGCGGGTCGTGCCCGTGCGCATGCGTTCGGCCAGCGCCTGCAGGTTGTCCTGGCTCGTCTTGAAGTGCTGCTGCAGCGCGTCGACCGGCGCGGCGGCGGCCGCCTGGACCTGCGCCTGCTCGCGCTCGAGCCCGACGTACGACTTCGCCGACACGAAGCGCGGGATCAGCGGCGCGCGGTAGACGCCGGCCGCGAGCGCCTCGCGCGCCAGCCGCTCCTTTTCCTCGAGGGTGGACAGCTGCTCCCTGGCCGTCGGCAGGTTGCGCTCGGCGATCTTGGACCGCGTCCCCGCGGCGATCGCCCGCTCGGAGGCGGCGATGTTGCCGGCGCGCGTGGCCACGTCGTGCGCCAGGGCGGTGACGACCTGCTCCATGAACTGGCGCGTGCCCTGGGGCGCGTCGATGCGGCCGGCGGTGCCGCGCGTTGGGCCGGTGGCCGCCCGCCGCCGCTCTTCCTGGCGCTGCTGGACCGTCTGCTGCTGCTGCTGCTGCGTTTGCTGGCGGGCACGCTCCGCGTCGCGGATGGCCTTTTGCTCGGCGCGGTACTCCTCCTCGAGCTCCTGGAGCACGCGGCGCTGGGCATCGCCGACCTCAGCGCCCTTCTGCACGGCGGCGTTCTGGGCGTTCTGCGCCTCGGTGAGCTTCTGGGTGGCCTCGGTCGCGGCGTTGATTTTGTCGGTCGGCAGGTTCAGCCGGCTGGCGGCCTGACTGGCGTTGCTGAAGGCGTCCTGGACGCCAGCCGCGAAGTCCTGGAGCGCCTCGTTGGCCGCCTCGAGCCCTTCGGCGAGCGGCTGGAGATTGGCGTCGACGTTGACCTGGAGCTCGCCGGCGACGGCCTCGGAGCCCGTCTCGCCGGTGAAGTCCTCGTTCGGCGTGAACTGACCCGCCATGCGCTACTGCCGCTCGCCGTGGTCTTCGACGAAGCCCGAGGCCGGGCGCCCGCTGCGCGCGCGCAGCCACGCGAACAGCGCGCGGATCTCGCTGGCGGTGTCGGGGCGCGGCTGGACCTGCTGCTGAACCAGGGGGCGCCGCGCGGTGCGTGGGCTCGACGGCACCACCCAGACCGGCCGCCTACCCGGCATCCAGTTCCTCCTCGATCGCGAACAGCGCCTCACCCAGCTCGCACGGCTCGTTGCCCTCACGGCACGCCGCGCACCCCAGCAGGTGCTGATCCAGCACGCTCGGCCCGGCACAGTCGCAGCAGTCGTAGCAGCACGGCTCGGCCTCCAGATCGCGCGGATCGTGGCGGTGCTCGCTAGCCGCCACGCGGGCGCCGATCCTCCTCGAAGCCGGACGTGCGCGTCGGGTCACCCCAGAACTTGCCCCGCAGCCAGGTGAACAGCGCGCGGATCTCCCGTCGCGCGTCGCGCTGCGACGGATCGGTGCCCGTCTCGGGGCGCGTGCGCCAGCCACTGGCGCCCTCCGCGTCTTTGATCCACCTGTTCAGCTCCGCCTCGCGGTCCATTTGCCAGCCCGCGTCGGAGACGGTCAGCACCCGCCGCTGATCGAGCATCTCCTGCGCGTGCAGCGCCCTGAGCGCATCCCACCACGCCCACCACTCCTTCAGGAGCATCCGCCCCTGCTCTTCGGGGCCTACTCCGTAGTAGCGGCAGAATCGGGCTCGGGCTCGGCCCCAATCGAACTCTGGATCGAGCCCATTTCCGGGGGGTTCTGGGACTCGCCTCCGCCCTCACTACCTTCTTCGGCCTGGCCCTCGCCTTCGTCCTGGGCGTTCTCGGCCCGTGGCGGCCGCAGATAGCCCAGCTCGGTGATCACCATCACCCGCGCCTGCGGACTCAGCAGGTCCGCCTCGTGCTCCTCGAGTCCGGGAATCAGCGCGCACAGCGCCCGCGTCACGTAGCGCTGCCACTCCACCTCGCTCGAGCGCAGCTCGGGCTCCTCCTGGAGCTCGCGCACGACGGCGGCCAGCCCGCGCGCCGCGGAGACGATCGCCTCGGGCTCGTCGGACTGGTCCACGACATCCGCCAGCGTCTCCGCCGCGTCCCACAGCGTGCTGGGGATCGCGACGTTGGGATTGATCGGCTCGCGTGCGCTCAGCCAGCGATTGCGGGCGTCGTCGAGCTCGGCCGCGACGCTGGACGGGTAGCGGCCATTGGTCGTGACCCAGGCGAACAGCGTCTTGCCGTTGATCTCGATCGGGCGGCGCTCCTCGACCGTGTCGCCGAGTTTGAGGACGTCGAACTGCTTGGCGTGGCCATTGGCACGCGCCAGGGTTGGAATGCCCTGCATGGCTGGAACCAGCTCAGGTCAGGTCGCGGAACCAGATGATCCGCGGTGGCGCGGCACTGGTGTCCGGCACGATGGCGTGGTTGAAGCTGATCTGGGCCGCGTCGTTGACGACGAAGTCGAGCGTCACGTCGCCAGTGGCAAAGCCCTTCCAGCCCACGACCCGGACGGGCTTGTTGTCGCCCGGATTCAGGATGTCGTAGCCGGTGGTGATGTACTGGTCAATGATCGTGCCCGAGATCTGCAGCTCGTCATGACCTGCCACGGTGGTCGGCGTGCCCTGGCCCGTGCCTTCAGCCAGGTTGGCCATGTTGATCTGTGCCAGGCGGCACTCCATCGTGATGTCGCGCGAGGTCGGGATACGCAGCACCGGGTCGACTTGCTGATCGACCAGGATGTCCTGGCGTTGGACGGCCAGCCGCACGTGCAGCCCGCCACTGGTGAAGCCCTTGTCCACCCACGTGCCACCCCAGGTCTGGCCCCACGGGATCGCGTCAGCTGGGAACGCGTTGGACGGCTGCCATGGCTCGGTGTAGACAATCAGGTTCCTACCGGCCACTACCTGTGTTTGATCGCCCGGCATCGCTGCATACCCCCTCGGCGGAGGAACGGCTCACAGCTCCGCGAGCTCGGTGCCCGAGGTGTGAGCGCTCTTCGGTTTGCAGCTCTTGGCGGGCAGCGTACGCAGTCCGCTGCCGCGAAGCGACCGGCAGGCCGGCAGTCGTTCAGGAGCTGGGCGGGATTTCCGTCGCCTCTGGATCCGCGGCGGGCTCCTCGGTTTCAGCCGGTGCGGGCTCGCCGAAGTCAGGCAGTGGCTCGAGGTCGGACTCGTCGGCGGCTGGCTCCTGATCAAGCGGCTCGGGCGGCTCGGGCGGTGGCTCGGGATCGGGGACAGCCACGGCCACCACGTCCTCGGGCTCACTGGTCACGGCCAGCTCGGCCGCTGCTGGCACGGCGACGGCCACCACGCCCTCGCCGGCGACCAGCGGCGGCGGCGGGTCGACGATGTTGGCGGTCACCGCGCTGCCGCTGGTGGAGGTCGTCCAGGACTCCTGGGGCGCGGCGCCGTGCACGACCACCCCAGGCGCGAGCTCCGGCCCAGGCGCGGGTGGTGGTTCGGGTGCGACCCAGTTCGCCTGCGGGGCCGGGCCGTTCAGGATGACGCCCGGCGTGGAGCCCTCTGGCTCGCCGGTCCGCGTTGCCGTGTGCGGCACGCGACGCTGGGTCATGGCCGCCGGCTCCATGTACGGCGTGCCATAGGGGTAGACGTTGGGGATCTCGAAGCTGTGGCCGAGCGGCACCATCACCTGCGCCTCGGGTTCGCTCATGCCAGGGATCAGGTCGCCCACGTTGTAGAAGACGCCGCTGCCCGGCGGATACTCGAGCTGGCTGACGCCCGGCGCTCCGAGCCAGTAGACCGTGGCCATTATCAGTGACCTCCTGTCAGGAACTGCGCGTCAGTGCGACATGACACGCGCGCTGTGCAATCTCGCCGCGCGGCGAATTTCCGAATGGTCCAACCAATACTGGTCATGTCAGCGTCACTGCAGGCGCACCGGCACCGGCGGCCGACGGCTGTTGATCTCCGCCATTAACTGCTCGGCGCGCGCCTTGCTGATCGGCTCCAGGACGCCGATCGCGATGGCGATGATGTCCACGCCGGGCTCGTTCGGACGCAGCGCCTGGGCGGTCAGCGGGTGGCCGGCGGCCAGGTGCGGCGCCCAGTCCAGCAGGCGGTGGCGCAGCGTGCTGTCGCCGCGGACCTGCGCGTAGCCCCACAGCGCGCCCTCAAGCCCGCGGAATGGGCGGTACACGCCCATATACGTCAGGTACTCGTGCAGCCCGTTGCAGTTGTGCAGCTCGGGCACCGAGCAGCGATAGCGCTCGCCGGTCATGCCGTCGCGATTGCGGACCAGGAAATACTGGCTGTCGCGCAGGCGGCGGTACGCGGTCAGGTGTTCGGGCAGCAGCAGGTCGGGCACGCGCAGATGGCTCAGCCCGCGCTCGCGCATGAACCGCGTCAGTTGCTCGGTGTCGAGCCAGTTTTCGCCCGCCTGGCTCACGCGGCCACCGGTAGCCGCGCGTGCTGGACCAGGTAGCTCATCAACGCCCGGTCCCAGTCCGTGCCTGGCTCGGGCAGCGTGAGCGGCTCGCTGGTCTGGGGCAGGATGGTGTAGACGATCAGCCCCGCGGCGTGGAAACCCATCGGGGTGCCGCTGCTGGCCGGCGGGCACAGCGCCGGCTCGGCTGTCCGCCACAGCAGGCGCGCGGTGCGGCGCCGCACGTTCGGCGAGGGCCCCGAGCCGTAGAAGTGCAGGTCGACGCGGCCCCAGCGCCGCTCGTCGTAGGCCGACGGCGGCAGCCCGCCCACGGCGCGCACGATGATCGCGTACGTCGGCATCGGCCAGGCGCGGCGGCCCTCTGGGAACGCGGCCGAAATCCGATCGCCGCACAGCGCCACGACCTCGGGACTCGAGCGGAGGCGCTGGATGATCGCTGCCGGCAGGTCGCCGAGCACGACCGCCATCAGTCGCTGCGGCCTTTCAGCTCCTGGGCCAGGTACGTGCGGATGCGCGGGGCGATGAAGTCCATCGTCTGGCGCAGCGGGAAGTGGCCCTCGTAGTTGCGCGTGCCGAACTCGTGGTAGATCGCCTCGGGCGCCTGCCCGAGATCCACGCTGCCGGTGAAGCGCACGCGATTGCGAGCGCTGCGCCGCACGAGGAAGCGCCCGGCATCCCTTTCGTTGCCGGTCATGTACGGGTGCAGCTGCGGCTGCCAGACGACGTCCTCCCAATAGTTGCGCGCGTCGGCGGCGGCTCGCTGCATGGCACGCTCGGTCGCCTCGTTCATCGTCGCCAGGACCTTGTTGCCGTTCCACACGTAGCGGATCTGGGCGCCGCGAAAGAGGCTCGGCGTGGCGCGCCCGAACACGCTCTTGATGCCGCTGGGAACCGGACGGCGGCTGCGGAAGCGTCGGAAGGGCATGCGGTCTATCTCTATCCAGGCTCGTGCGGGGTGGTCGTCTCGCGCAGCAGCCAGCTCTGGTACACGCGTGGGCCGCCAGGCGCGATATCGGCGGGCTCTTCGGCCACGCCGCGCTTGACGTAGATGTGGCCCTCGCTGTCGCGCACGTCGTGCACCTCGTCACCGGCCTGCAGCGGATCGCCATAGGCGACGAACAGGATCGGTCGATCGACGAGCTCGGTGCCGTGGTCGGTGCGCACCAGGCGCGTGCTGGTCTGGTTGCCAGCCGCCTCGTACAGGCATGGCTGGTTCGGCACGGGCGTGCCGTAGGTCATCTCCGGCTGGTTGTAGTCGTCGAGCCCGTCAGGATCCTCCGGGACCTGGCCGCTGTCGAGGACGTCGACCACCGGCACGCGCGTGTAGCGATGACGCAGGTAGCGCGTGATGCGGTGACGGGCGAAGGTGTTCCTGGGGAACACCGGACGATTGTCCCGCCACACTTTCGGAAGCGCCAAGCTCCAGGCCGGCGTCCGCGTGTGGTCCCAGCGGCCGCGGCACCGGCAACTGCCGGTCGCACATGCCTCAGTAGGCTGTCTCGGGAACCTGTTCCCGGCGTCGGCCGTGCTCGCGGTGGACACGCTCGAGCTTGAGCGCGGCGACCACGCGCAGCATGGTCAGCAGCTCGTCCTGCTCCGCCGGCGGCAGCTGGGCCACGTAGCCATTCAGCTCGAGCAGCCGCTCTGGCCAGGCCGTCGCCTCGGGCAACTCGCCCTCGCCCTGCTCGCCGATCAGCACACTGACGCGACTGCCGAGCGCGACGGCGAGCGCCTGCAGCGTCTGAAGCGTCGGCGATCGCTCGTCGGCCTCGTAACTGGAGATGCTCGACTGGGGCTTGTCGATCAGCACGGCGAGCTCGCTCTGCTTGAGCCCACGCTGCTGGCGTAGATACTTGAGTCGCTGGCCGAACGTGCGCGGCCCGTTGGCGATCATACGAATATCGTCCCAGACGATATCACGTACTCAGATATTGCCTGTGGAACGCCTGGGCGAACGCCGTGGCGCCGCAGATGACAGCCGCGTGATGTGTCCGAGTTGTACTGAATATGCCTGCTCCTCGGGCTTTTGCGGGTGTCCCGAGAGTCGCTCCAGGGGAACTATCTTCGGTTGTGCGGGATAGTGGGGGGCGATAAACTCCCCGGTCGCGACACCCTGGTGCGGCCCGTACCCGGACAAGGTCCAAGTCGCGGAGGGCGACGCTGCCGGGCAGCGTTAGGAGCTACCCGACAGCGCCTTTTCGGGACGGGCGGGCCAACCCAGCGGTCTCAACTACAGACCCCTGTGAACGCCCGTTCCGGAATCGAAGCCTATCAGTCTGCACACTAAGTGTGCGACTGAGAATGGTGCCGGAGTTCGCACCGTTTTCCTCACGAATCGACCACAGTCAGGTTTCGGGCGTCGTGAGTAATAGAACAGAATTTCTGTTTTTACTCTCATTTTCTGCCAAGGCGCTGCTCCTAAAGAGGCCGGCCTTCTTAACAGAAATTCCCTCCAAGAACTCTTTGAAAAAACGGGGCTAAACCATGCCGGAAGAACGTATGTTCTAGCTGGAGCGCGTCACGTCGGCGCGGAAGGTGAGCGTCCCGGAGGCCACCGTCCACACCTCGCCCGTCGGTTCCCGCCACTGCACGTCGATCTGCACCGGCGAGTCCAGCGGCGGCAGCACGGCGCTCGCCGCGGGCGTGAGCTGCACCCTCAGCACGCCTGGGCTCGGGTTGGTGATCACGCCCTGGTCGCTGCCAAGCTGCGTCACCTGGAACAGCGCTTCCGTGTCGTCGACGGCGTTCCGCCACCACTTGCCGGTGCACCACCACTGGCCCTCGCTGAGATCGGCGAGCGCGCCCTGGCGCGCCACGGTGATCTCGAAGACGACCGTGTCGCCGCGAAAACACGCGTCGTCGATCTCGGCGATCTCGGGCGGCAGCGCGTAGCCGGATCCAGTCATCGGACCGGGATCTGCGAAACCGTCGTCGTCGGTCCCAATCGGCGGTAGGTCGAGACCGGCTGGCCCGCGGTTGGGCCAGGGCCTGGACCAGGTCCGACGCTCAGCTGCATCGGGCTGGCTGGCACGACCGCGCCGAGCTGTGTGAGCGGCGTGCCCAGGATGGACGTCATCAGCCGGTCTGCTCGACGAGGAGGTGGCGCAGCGTAGTGACGCCAGTCATCGTTCCACCACTCGTGTTCCATCGGCCGCGAATGGTGTGTGACCCGGCTGCCACGTCGGTCCAGATGGCAAAGATGGTCGCGGCTGTACGGCCGTTGGTGGATGGCATGCGCGTGCTGATCTGACCCTTCTCGGCTGTTGCGTCCAACTGCAACGCGATATTCAGATCGTTGGACAGCGTTGAGTGGCTGAGCGTGATACTCAGCCACGCGACCAGGGTGCACGTCGCGGCGGGATTGACCGTGACGGTCATGTCCGGAATGTCGGCATAGGTCGCGGAGGTGGTCGATGGCCCTGATTGCACGCCTTCGGCAGAGCCGACGATGCGTACGCCAATCGACCCTTGCGGTCCTTGCAGTCCCTGCGGGCCGGCCGGACCCTGAATGCCCTGCGGCCCCTGCGCCCCGGCCGTCCCGGCCGCGCCCTGCGGTCCCGTGTCGCCTTTGGCACCCGCGATGCCTACATCCCCCTTCGGCCCCTGCGGTCCCTGGAGGCCATCCGCGCCGGCTGGGCCCTGTGCCCCCTGCGGCCCCTGCGCGCCGCTGGCGCCCACATCCCCCTTTGGGCCCTGCGCACCCGCCGGGCCGACGTCGCCTTGCGGACCTGGCGGACCCGCCGGACCCTGCGCGCCGATCGGCCCCGCTGGACCCTGTGGCCCGGCCACACCCGTCGCCCCATCCACGCCCGGCGCACCGACCGGGCCACTCGCTCCGACCCCGCCCACCGGCCCCCGAATGTTGGTCGAGGTCTGATTCCAGCCCGACGGTCCCGTCTCCGGGTTGTCGAACGACCAGAGCTGACCGTCGTCCTGGACGTACATGTCGCCAGGTCGCCCCAGCGTGGGCAGTGGCGCGCCACTGCCCGTGTACCACTGCGGAACGGGCGAGCCCTCGGCCAGGATGCTCAGGATGGCGTCCGCGCCGCTGTTGGGCGAGGCCCCAAGCCCGTCGAGGACGCTGACGGTGTACTCGAAGTAGGTGCCCTGATCCACGGGCGGCTGCATCACTTCGTACTTGACCCAGCGCGTCGAGTCGGTCTTCTGCTGCAAGCGGATGTTGTCGCCGACCTCGACCGCGCGCAGCTCGGCGCTGAGATCGACGTTGCTCACGTTGTTGTCGTCGACCCAGAGCTTCGTCGCACTCAACCAGTCGACCGTGTCCGTGCGCACCTGCATGTTGTTGGGCGGAGTGGTGTTCTGGCTGTTCCAGGTCCACGTGCTGGTGTAGATCGCGTTCGCGTCGCCCGGTGGCCCCTGCTGGCCTTGCGGCCCGGCCGGGCCGGGGTCGCCCTGCGGCCCAGCGACACCGTCCGCTCCCGTCGGCCCCACCGCGCCTGGTGCACCGGGCGGTCCGATTGGGCCGGGGTCGCCTTGCGGTCCCTGTTGGCCAACTGGCCCCTGGAGCCCCGCGTCGCCCTTCGGTCCAGCCACGCCAGCAGCACCCTCTGGGCCAGCCGGGCCAACCGCTCCAGGCGGACCCTCTGGGCCGGCCGGACCTTCGGCGCCTTGCGGTCCAGCTGGGCCCTGCGGGCCGGGCGCGCCTGGCTGACCCGCCGACACGAACAGGTCCCAGTGGTTGGGATCGTCCTCCGGCTCGGCCGGCGCCGGCGCGGCAACGTCCATGATGCACACGTAGGCGCACCCGTTGTCGCAGGTCGCGATGTCGTTGACCGCATAGCTCGTGTTGGCGTCCCACAGCCCACGCCAGACGCGCTCTGGTCCGACCGGCCCCATCGGTCCGGGTGGGCCCTGAGCGCCCATGGGCCCTTGCGGGCCCGGCAGCCCCGTCGGTCCGGGCGTCGGCAGCGTGGGCTGGTAATCGGCCGGGATCGCGCCGACGACCAGGCTGACGTTGTCGAACGAGAAGTCGAACTGGCCCATGCCTGCCAGCACGACCGTGACGCCCACGGGCGGGCCGGCCGGGATCGAGCCCAGCAGCCGCACGATCTGCCAGTCATCGGTGCCATCGAGCGGCTGGGGCAGCGTGAAGCCGAACGCGCCGATGACGCCGACGACGGCCTGCACCTGCGCGCCGAGGGGTGCGCTGACCAGGAACGACAGCGACACGTCAGTGCCGTTCAGCGCGCACACCGACGGGTCGATCGTCTGCGCCAGCAGATTGGCCGCGGCGCTGGTGCCGTGCAACCTGGCAGCCGACGCCGAGCCGGCTGGCGCGGTCGAGGCTTCCTGTTCGACACTGGCGACCTCGCCGTTGGCGTTGGCCATCAGGAACCAGCCGGTGGCGGTCTCCTGGTCGCTCTGATCGAACGGGCCTGGGCCGAGCGGCCAGTCCTCGAAGCCGCCGTTCTGCAGCAGATTCGGCCGCGGCATGTCGAAGTTGACCGCCTCGTTGGAGACGCGTTGCACGGCTGCCGGCTGCGTGCCGGGCACCATGGGTGTCGCGCCGAACGCTTCGATGACCGTCATGACGTCATGGCCCCGTCGTGGCGTAGCTGATGACCACCCGCTCGCTGCCGCTGAAGCCCCCCGCAAAGGTGACGGTCTTGTCCGTGACCGAGTAATGACCCGCCGCGCGTGACTGGATCACTCCGTTGCGCGAGACCATGAACACCGGGTTGGGCGTCATGCTCAGCGTCACCTGGTTGGCCCCACCAGTGGGCAGGAACTCCTCGAGCTGGATGCTGAGCGTGGCGACCTGCAGCAACGCGCTCAGCCCATCGTGGGTCAGAACCGCCGCGATGCTGGTGCCCGAGGCCCAGGCGCGCGCGGTGCGAACGCCGCGAAACGGCTCGGCCGCCCGCTCGACGCCGAGCGTGGCGGTGCCCTGCCCGGCCGTGACGCGCAGGACTTCCCAGGGCCCGTTCGTCGCGTCGCTGAACAGCACGGCGCGGTACACGCCGCTGCCAGGCCACGCTGACGCGTCGGCGGCCTGGATCGGAATCACGGTCGTGCTGGCGTCGATCGCGGCGCTGAGCGTGCTCTGCAGCCCGTTGCCGGCCAGCACTTCCATCGTCATGACGCGACCTGACTACCCCCAGCTGGGGCCCACGGGCGGGCGGCTGTACCCCGGCCGGACATCGCCGCGGCCACCGGCGGCGAGCACCATTGCCGGCGGCAGCACGCTTTCGGGCAGCGTGTCCGGGATCGTGCTGATCGCGCCGAGCTCCTCGAGCGCCTGGGATCGCAGGAAGCTGTAGAGCGCGTTCAGATCCTTGGGCACGAGCGTGACCGCGTACTGCGCGAAGCGCTCGCTGGCGATCTGCGTCAGGCGCAGCGCCAGGCGGGCGGCTGTCAGATAGATGGTCGCCAGACGCACGTGGGCGCGATCGGCTGGATCGGTGTGGACCAGCGCGTCGGGGTCGATCGCGAGCACCTCCGCCTCCGCGGCGCCCTGGTAGACGTCGCGGTGGATGATGTCGTCTGGCAGCTCGTCTGGACCGAGATCCGGGCTCAGTGCCGCCCGAACCTCGGGATAGTCGGCGGGCGTCAGAATAGACACGCCTGGAATCCTGGGTAATCCCCTGGCGTCAGAAGATCAGTCGGCACGGTCAGGCCGGCCGCTCTACCTCGGACGCAGACGGGACGTACGCCCCTGTCGGAGTAAGTTCGGTCGGGCGACCTGACAACCGCCGTTCGACTGCCGCGATCTCCCCAGCATCGAAGAGATCGGGGTCCAACGTTCGGCCCAATGGAATTGGCCGGCCTGGCTGAGCAGCGGCGGAATCGCCAGTTTCGATCCCCGTATTCACGGGGTAGCGCGGATTGGGGATCTCGACCTCTTGCCCATCGCGCATGACCTTGACCGTGCGCCTGGGCTCGGGAACTTCGACGATCAACCCCTGCATCAGCAACTGGTTGACTTGCCCGGTTCGGTAGACGAAGTCGGGTGTTGGACCAGCAATAAACGCCTCGCCACCGGGATGCATCGGATCGCGCTCAAAGAGCACGACGCGATCGTCGGTTCGTCCTGACACCGCCCAGAACACGTTCGCCTGCCAGCGGTCGAGCTGGGATTCTGCGACGCCGCGCGAGCGGGCGCGTTCCCGCTCACGATCGTCTACTTTGCCTTTGCTGTTCGATTCAGCCATCGAGCACGCCTATTTGCTGCCTGCTTCGCGCAGGATGCCTGCCCGAAGACGCGCCTCGACCGCAGCTGTGCGAGCCACTTCGACCTGGTGGCCTGGGCCGACAAACGCTTCACCGTTGGGATGCGCTGGATCGCGTTCGTACAGTGCGACCCGATTCGCGTCAGTGCCCGTCAGTGCCGACTCGACCGTGATCGTCTTGGCTGCGGCTGCCGCTTCTTCTTTGCCCTCGGTCCTGGAGTTCGCCTTTTCGTGATCGTCAGCGGTGCTCTTATCCTCCTCGGCCGGCGGACCACCAGCTGCCTGCGGCAACGGCGGGTGCATGACGGTCGACCCTTCTGCGGGAACAGGCTGCGGTTCTGTCGTTACGGTCGCCATCGTCGCGCCAGGAGCCGGCGTCGGCGCCGGCGCGGATGCAGTCTTCGCGGTTGTCGTGGATGACGACGACCCGGAGCTCGTGGATTCAGCCATGCTTATCAGTCCTCCCTCGTGGTGGACGTATGCGTCAGGCAGCGATGTTCAGGATGCGAGCCGCGTTCGGATCGATGATCCCGTAGCCCTCGACCTCGGTCATGGTCAGCAGCTGCGTCTGGTTGTTAATGAACCGGTCCACCTCGGACACGTTGCCACCCACTTCGGTCACGCGTTCGAGCGAGCCGCTGGATTGGAGCGCGACCAGCTTGGATGCCGGCGCATCTGCCGTGACGCCGTATTCCATCGCGATGTTCAGCTGATTGGCGAGCGGCGTGATCGTGCCGAGCGCGTTCGCCGGAAGCATCGCGTAGGGAGTCTGGACGCCAACCGACACCGGCAGGAGCAACAGCTGCATCACCGCGGCTTCTTGGCCGAGGACGATGTCCGGCTGGTACGTCAAGGCAAACCGGAGCTTGAATGTCAGCCACGACTGAAGCGTCAGCGTGCCTGCGGTCGAACCAGGGTGCAGTGCGGTCTGATTCAGGACCAGGGCTGACGTGTTCGCGTTGCCGTCGCCGTTGATGATCGTGTTCAGCGCGATCGTGACCTTGTCGGCCTCGGCCTGAACAGCCATACGCGCGATGATGAACGCGATCCGGTCGATACGCTGACGCCGAAGCTGCTCGTACGTCGCCTGGAGCGCACGCCCAAACTTGTAGATCCGCAGCGTGTGCTCACCAGTGACGAGCGAGGTGCGGGGGATCTCGGTGCCTTCAGCGATGCGCTTCATGCGATACGCGTCAGTCCCGAAGTCATCCGTGATGTACAGCGTGCGGTAGGCGTCGCTGTCGATCGCCGTGGTGCGAGCCACCAGGCGCTCGAGCGGGATTGGCGGCACCAGGCGCTTCGCCCGAATCTCCGGGTTGTCGTACCAGGGATTGACCAACGAACCGAGCGCCGCGTCGCCAGACATCAGCACGGCGCGCGTTTGCGATCCAGGAAGATCCTCGATCTGGGTCATCGCCAGACGAGCTTGCTCGACTGGATCCAGACGCTGTGCGCGACGCCACACCCGCGCCATGAACTCTGGCATCAGGGCGCGACGCTCTGGCGCGGCGAGGCACTCCTGCCAGGTTGACGCGTGGAGCCCGAGCTCCGGCACGGGCGCGAGCACAATGCCGCTCGCACGGACCAAACGCTCGAATGCGTCGAGCGCCCGATCCTCGGCAGATTCACGTTCAGCCGTAGGATCGACGTTTTCGAGATACTGGGAGAGATTCATGCCGCGCTCAGCGGCTTCGCGATAGAGACGCGATCCGTTGTTCCCGAGAACACGGATCGTGTCTTCAGGCGATTGTCGCCGGATCTGAACGGTCGCCGGCGAAAGGGTTGTTTCCACGTGTGGTTCTCCTTTCCGGCCTAGCCGCCCAGGTCTACGACGACCTTCGTCATGTCCACGTTGTCCCAGGCAATCGGCGCCATCTTCGCGAGCTCAGCCGCCGTAGCGCTGTTCACGTCGCGGATGTAGCCCTTGGCCGCGGCCGCACCGAGCGCCCCAACCTGCCTGAGACCTGGGGTCACGGTCGCCGCGTTGCCAGCCGGCAGCGTGCAATTGCCCTTGTTTTGAATCGTGCACGCGCCGTCAGCTTCGACCTTCAGGAGCTTGCCGACGATGGCGTCCCCGTCGGCGCACAGCCCCACGACGTCGGTGCCAGCCGCGAACGTCACGGCCAGACCTACCGACACCGAACCGCCTGGTGCCGTCGCGCTGAAAACAATCGTTGTGCCGTCAGCCCAGAACGTCTGCGCGTTGTAACGCTGATCGTCAAAGCCGATGGCAAGTCGGCCAGTAGCAGGCATGGGCTACCTCTCCTCTCTCTCGGCTTTCATGAGCGATATGCGTAGGAGGGCACTTTGCGCGGGTTGGCCGACGCGATGTCCTCCGAACGCGGAGTGGCTGACGGATCGTCGTCACGGGTGACCCGTCCGCCGCGCAGCCGCTGGGCAGCCTGCTCCTGGAAGTGCTTGCGCAGCGCGAGCAGATCGTCGGCGGTGCCGCGCTCGATGATCGGCACGTACGCCGCCCTGGAGCTGCTCCAGGTCTCGGCGCCGAAGGCGCGCACACCCTCGGCTTCGATGTCGCGGCACAGCTCCTCGCGATAACGGCGGCCCCAGCCGCCCCAGGTGCGCTCGACTTCCAGCTCGCGGCCGAGCTCGCGGAGTCGGGTCAGCGGGTCGCCGTCGAATCCGTCCGGCGCCAGCTGCGACTCGATGAGCGCGCCGCGCACCTCGGCATGCCAGATGGGCACCACCGCCGCCGCCGCCGGTGCGGCGGGCTCAGGCGCCGCGCGGCTAGCAGGCGGGGGTGCTTCCGACGCCGGGGGGGCTGCCGCAGAGCTGCTCAAAGCGGCGGCCCCACTCGACGCGGGTCCCTCGTGAACGGCCGACTCGGGATCGGCGGGAGCGGTACTGGTCATGGACGCGCGCACCTCCTGCGGCTCAGGGTTGGGATCGGGCTCGGGCTGCGGCTCGGGCATAGGCTCCGGATCGGGCGGCTGCGGGCCGGGGTCGTCTTCGGTGTCGTCGGGCACAACTCGCCGGAACTTGGGCTTGCCGTCGGGCGTCCAGTGCGAGTGGTCCGTGTCACCCTCAGGCGTGCGGTCGTCGTCCCCGTCGCCGTCCGGATCGGGATCGTCGTCGGTCGGCTTCTTGACAGCCCGCTCGACGTCCCAGTCGTCGTCTGGACCGACGTCCAGGACGTAGCGGCGCGCGGTGACGTCAGGAAAGTGCACGCCGCGGGTGTGCTCCTCGAGCAGCAGCGCCGTCTGGCGATCGAGCAGGTCGGCCTCGGCGAGCAGCGCGGCGGTCCGCAAGCTTGGTGTATGCAGCGCCCAGGCTGGCGGACCACCCCGCTCGTCGACGACCAGCGCGCGGGACGGACTGATGATGCCCGCGCCGGGTGTAGCCCCGCGAAAGACCGGGCTCAGCTCGAGGCAGTGTGCGCCGTAGATCTTGCCCAGCGCGCGTTGCTTTTTGCCCTCGTGGACGTACGTGACGCCCGGAATGTGGCGGCAGGGCGCATTCGGGTCCTCGGGATCGGCCGTCAGCAGCTCGAGCAGATTGCGCGGCATGTTGCGGCCGTCGAGCGAGCACACGATGCGCTCGGGCTCGAAGCCAATCGACACGTCGCGTGCGACGCCCGAGCGCACGGCCTTGATGAAGTGCGTGGTGTCGACCCCGTTGACGTTCATGTCGTAGGGCACGTAGACGTCCATCTCCGTGCGCGCCAGGTTCTGGCCGCGGCCCTGGTGGAATTTGCCCTCGAACGTGCGGCCGAACGGCAGCTCCTCGTGCTGGTGGCTGTTGCAGAAGGGCAGCCCGTCCTCGGCGTCCTGGGCGTAGTTGCGCAGGCTGTCGGTCTGCATGACCGTGCCGTAGTGGTCCTCGGCGGCATTCGAGGCAACGCTGCGGAACCAGTACAGCGGTGTGTCCTGGACCACGCTCGGGTCGTGCAGCTGGCGCACAAGCGACTCGGGCAACTGCTCGGCCGAGTCGGCCAACAGCATCGCGCCCACGTTGCGCTCGAGCGGCACGATCGAGGCGTAGGGCGCCATCCAGCGCTCCTCGTCGCCCGAGTGCATCTTCTTCATGTAGCCGTCGATCACCGAGCGGGCGGCGTTCCTGGTCTCGGTGCTCAACCCATCGGTCTGGGGCAGCCGGCTGGCGGCCGCGCGCAGGCCCGACGCGAGGGCCGTCAGCCGACCATTCAGCACCATCGCGAACGGGAGCTTGTACGAGCCGCGCTGATCTGGCGCGTCCGCGTCGTAGGCCAGAAAGCCGCGGCGGGCCCCCGAGGTGGGGTTGCCGTCCGAGTCGCTGTTGGCCTCGAAGATGGACTTCGCCGCCGCGCCACCATCCCAGGCCTTGCTGGTATTCAGCGGCAGGTCACGGGCAGCGCCGCATTTGAAGCCGCTAGCCATCCCGTTTGTCCTGGACTGTGCGCGTCACGAACCCTCTCCCTCCTCGGGAAGCGTGTCCGCGCGTCGCGCGCGCCAGGACGAGCTATGAACGGGCTGGCCGCCCGACGCAGGCCCCCACGTCAGTCAGGACGTGACATGACGCTGCGCCTGCGTTTGGGCGCGAGCCTAGCAGCGTCGGCGCACGCGAGAGAAATCCCAGGCCGGCAGTCGGCCAGGATTCAAGACTTGTCGCTCGATTCGGCCTCTTCGGGCGCCTGCTCCTCCTCCTCGGACTCGTCCTCCTCAGCGGGTTGTTGTTCTTCGTCGGGCTGCGGGCCCTTCGCCGCGGCCTCGGCTGCCTCGATCGCGGCCTCGCCGCCGGCCGCCACCTCGCCCGCGGTGTGCGGGCTGCCGGGCACCTGCTCCTGCGTGTCTGGCTGCTCCTGATACCCCGATTCCGCTGGACGTTCCTGCTCCGTCATACCTGCTTCTCCTCGTTCGATTCCTCGGGTTCTGCGGACTGCGCCTCGGTCTGGCCCGGATCCGTCAACGCGGCTTCGGCGGCCTCGATCGCGTCGTCGCCGCCGTCGGCCACCTCGGCCGCGGTGTGCGGGCTGCCGGGTACTTCGTAATTGATCTCCGACGGCAACTGCTGATACGGCGATTCCGTCGGATCTGGCGGCTGTGTCATGCCTGGGTGTCTTCCGCGTGCTCGGCCTGCTCCGGCTCGGGTGCTGGTTGCTCTGGGACTGCGCCGTAGTTGATCTGCGACGGCAACTGCTGATGGACCGTGATCCACGGCGTCTTGGACGGCTCGGCGGGCGTGGCGGGCGTCGCCTCCTCCGTCGTCGGCTCAGGGTCTTTTTTCTTTGCCACGATGTGACTCCCTTCAGAACGTGGTGGCACGCGGGCGACGGCGCTGGATCTCGGCGATCCAGCGGTCGCGGTCGGGCCGCGGCAGCGGTTCCTCACCGACCTTGACGAGGTTCATCCGTCCGCACCGCGTCTCGGGACACTTGAGATGCACCGTGCCGTGCGTCCCGAGAGCGACCGTGGTCTCGAACAACCAGCGCCCGCAGCCACGACAGAAATAGCTCCGTTCGATCTGGCCGTTGCCATTGGCTTCGCTCATCGCCGCTCGGACTGGCGCGGATCCTCGACGCTCCGCCGCCAGACATGCGTGACCAGCCCCTCGCGACGGTGCTCGTCCGGACCCGCGCCGCACTCCTGGCAGCGATCCAGCGGCGGTTCTTTCCAGCGCTGCTGCCACACGTTGCCGCAGCGGCGGCACTGGACGAGCATGTCCGCGGGCCGAGACATCGTTAGCGGCTGCGTCCCGGACGATTGCGTCCGCCGGGGGGACGGGCCATCGAGGGAATGCTGCCAGCGTAGCCACTCGCGCGGGCGTAGCCGGCTTTGATGAGCGCCTTCTGGGTGGTGCGCCGGCCAGCGCTCGGGACTGGATTGTTGCCTGGCGCCCACGGGTTGGCCATCACGCCTGGCCCACCCATATCTCCGGACATCATCATTGCTCACTCCTCCTGCGAAGATGCTGCTCTCGGTCGGCTCAGTTGCAGCGGCGACCAGCTCGCCGCGAGCTGACGGCAGTCGGCGCATTCGCGTTCGTCGCCCAGGTCCAGCCAGTACACCTGCCAGCCGTCGTCGGTTTCGTCGACCTGCAGCTCGCAGCGGCAGTTAACGAGACAGCTCGTCGAGCCGTCGCCTGGCACGCGCTCGAGCCGCGGCATGTCGCCAAAGCCGGCCAGCTGACCGCGCTGATAGCTCTGCGTCGCCGCCTGGACATACAGCGTGCTGCGACTGAGCGCCCGTTCGCGCGTGACGGTCTGGCCGTCGATGGCGCGGGCGTACTCGTTCAGATAGCGGTACTGCCGACCGACCAGCCCGCCGACACGACCCCAGTCCGCCTGGGTCATGACGTTGCGGCCGCCGCGGCCGAGCAGGTACGCGGTGCCGAAGGCGTCCTTGACCACCCGCCGCATCTCGATCTCCCACTCCTCGAGGGTGATCTGGCGATTGGCGAGCTGACCAGTCACGACCAGCGTCCTGTCGGTGACCTGACGCAGGAACCGTTCGCGCAGCGGGCGCAGCTCGCGCTCGCCGAGCTCGCGGCCGGTGTCCTCCTCGCGGTAGCGTCGCCGCTCGATGTTGTAGGTCCAACCGGGCATCAGTACAGGTCCGTCCACGAGCAGCGGTCGCAATAGACCTCGCCATATCCGCGAAACCGGACGTGATGTCCGATGAATGGCCACAGCAGGTGCTCCAGCCAGGGCCACCTCGAGCCCACATAGCACCGCCAGCTAATGCGCTCGGCCACTACTCGCCGTCCGACGCGACGGCCCAGCTGACTTTGCAATGGTGCTACTCACGAAGATCCACGACGACGATCCCGCGCTCGTCGAATTCAAAGTCGTAGTCGCCACAGGACCGGCATGTGTACGTTCCGAACGGATGCCCCCAGCAATCGGTTTCGTAAGTGTCAGATCCGCCGCACACAGGGCACCGTGGAGGATGCGGATCGAACAGAGCAGCCAGCGGGTAAGGGTGCGTACGCAGGCATCCCGCCAGTTCGCAGAGCTCGATCTCCTGGACTGACGGTTCACTCACTCGCCCTCCGATTCGACCGACCAGCTGACCTTGCAGCGCCAGCAGTCGATCCACACAATGGGCGGGCTCATGCTGGGAAACCGGCGCACGTCGCAGGCGCTGCGGCAGCGCGGGCAGCGCGGCGGCATACCGGGCGGGGTGGGCTCGGCTTCGTTGGCCATCCGAAAGATCTCGTCGCGTGCCAAGGCTGACCAGCTCACCTTCACGCCGCTTCCCAGCGGCGCTCGAGCTCGGTATCGCGCTCGCGGGCGTTGAGCAGCCCGCTGTAGGCCGGCATCGCGGCGTCCCACAGCGCCGCGCACTCGCGCTGGTCGGCCGCGTCGAAGCGCACCTGCTCGGGCACGATCGGCAGTGGGTGACCGAGCGGCTGCATCGGCTGCGGCGCGTCCGCCTGCCGCTCGTTCGGCTGCGGCCAGCGCAGTCGCAAAAACTCGCGGCGACTCGAACGCGCGGCGCCGGTGTCTTCAGCCTTCTGCTGGTCGCCCTCGGACTGCAGCCCTTCGCGGCCGCCTGACGGGCGGTTGTCGGCGCCGCCGGGGCGAGCCGGCACGGTGCCCTCGGCGGTGGCGTTGCCGAACTCGGGCGGCGCCTCGCCGCGCGGCACCATGCGCGGCTTGGCCTGATCGGGCAGGTGGCCAGTGGCCTCCATCGAGGCCTGCACCTGGGAGTCCCAGCCCATCAGATACGTCTTGGTGGCCGTGTCGACCATCAGCGCCTTGGTCATCGCATCGCGGTACAGCTCGGCGGCGCGCAGCTCGGCGAAACGCCAGGTGGCGGTGGCGGCGATGCCCTGGGCATTCAGCACCAGCGTGGCGAACTCGGAGAGCAGGCTCTCCGACAGGTGCTGGATGGATTTGACGCCCGCGGCCTGGATCTCCCACTGGCGGTTGGCGTTGGCCTCGCTCTGGCCCTCGGTCATGCCCATCAGCAGCGGCATGCTTTTAAGCGCACGCGCGAGTTGGCGCTCGAGGACCTCGATGAGCTGGCTGACGCCGCGCAGCGAGTCGGCGTTGACGGCGCCGGTGGGCGGCCGCACCTCGACCAGGTCGGTGTGCACGAAGGCGGCGTCCGGCTCGAGCGCGTTGTAGGCGGCGGAGACGGCGTCGGTGGTCGCCTCGACGAAGTTCTTCCAGGCGTTCGGGTCGCTCTTGACGGCCGGGCCGGCCAGCAGCGCCAGCTGCTCGAGTTTGATCAGCAGGTCGTACCGCGGATAGCCCTGCTGGGCGACCACACGGCGGAGGTCGCCGAGCAGTCCGAGCAGGAACAGGCTGTTGAAGAGCGCCGGCGCCGAAGGGCTGCGGCCGTAGGGGATGCCTGGCGCGGGATCGACCGGAACGTACTTGATCGTCGGCCGATCGAGCAGCACCCAGCGCGCTTGCTGGTACTGGCCGAGATCCCACACCTGACCGCGGAGCGGGTCCACGCGCCGTCGAAAGCGCGCGGTGGTGGGATCGGGTGTGGCGAAGTCGATCGCCACGCGGCCCTGCTCGTCGAGCACCAGCTCGGCGAAGAGCGCGCCGCGCAGGAACGCGCCGAAGTGGAGCCGGCCGACGACCACGTCCATGCTGCCGTAGAGCTTCTCGAGCGAGCTGGCCCACTTGTCCAGCACGGCCTGGGCGGCGGGATACGGCCGCTGGGTCCCCGGATGCATCGCCTTGAGCTCCCAGCCGGGGTTGACCAGCCGGAGGAAGTCCCAGAGCGAGCGGCTGACGTCCGGCGACAGGTCGGCGAGCACGCGCAGCAGCCGCTGGGCGGGCATGCTGCGGATCGTCGAGGCGTCCAGGTTGATGAGCCGCCAGCCCTCGGTGATCTCGTCCGGCGGCATGATGAACGGGTAGCCACCGAAGAACTGCCAGGGGAAGTCGGTGCTGACGCGGCCGCCGCCACGGGCGAAGCCGCGTGGCGGGTTGGGTGGCGCGGATGACGTGCCAGGCGCGACACCCGGATACGCGGCGCCCTCGGCGGAGATGCCCTCGATGCCCGTGTCGAGGGTCTGCCGTTGGTGGCCGTCGTCGGACGATATCCCGAAGAAGCGGTCGCGCAGGTCGGCAAGCAGCGGCATGGGGATGGTTGGCCCGATCCGGCCCGAGCATAGCCCCGGTTTCCGGGCTCAGTCCCGCGCTGGGCCGGCGTCATGACGCGCCGGCCCCATCGCTTGAGAGGCGACCGACGAGCAGGCACAGTGCAGCCGACAGGAGGAGCTGATGGCCACCCAGCCCCACACCCACTACGTTTGGGCATCCCCCGCCCGCTGGGGATTGCTCATCCTCGCGGTGCTCACGCTGTTGCTCGCCGCCTTTCACGCCAACCCGTTCGCGCCGACGGTCGATCTGACGGATCTGGGGCTGGCGCTCGGATTCGGCGCGTTCCTGGTTCCCGGTCCCTGATATGGCGTACGGCTCGTATATCGATCATCTCATCTGGAGCTCAATTCTTCCGGATTTAGTACTTAACCCAGAGGCGGCGATTTACGTCTTTTGGAGGCAACTGCGCAACGACCCGGCCACGCCGAACCCCGGCCCGCCGATCACCCCGGAGATCGAGACGGAGATCGGCGTCCAGCAGGCGTTTAGCTCGGGGATAGTTCTGGGCTGGAACGAGACCGACGGCGCCTACATCGCCAACGGCTAATGGTTAGCGCGGCCACCTTCCATCCACCGCAACATGTCGTTCAACCGCCTGCCCCGGAAGGCTGCTGGTCACGCTGGGACGCGGGCACGATGGCTCGCTGCACGAACTGTCCGCAGCTGGTCATTGAGGCCAACTGGCCAGCGATCTACGCAGAGCTCGAGCGCTGCGGTATCGCCTCCCCTGAAGTGCAGGCCGGCGCATTGAGCACGATCGCCATCGAGACGGCGCGCACGTTCGCCCCGGTGCGCGAGGCGTACTGGATGAGCGAGGACTGGCGCGCCGAGAACCTGCGCTACTCCCCCTACTACGGGCGCGGCTACATCCAACTGACCTGGGACTACAACTACCAGAGCTACGGCCAGATCGTCGCCCAGCCACTGCTCGAGCAACCCGACCTGGCGCTCGAGGAGGCGATTGCCGCCAGCGTCTTCGCCGAGTTCTTCGGTCGCTCGGGCGCCGCGGCGGCGGCGCAGCGCTGCGACTGGACCGAGTGCCGGCGTCGAGTGCAGGGTGGGTCGGCCGGGCTCGACGAGCTGAAGCACGTGTGTGCCTGCCTGGGCTATCCATGACCAGCCCCGTCCTGTTCAACCCGCACAACTTCGCGATTCCGGTCGACATTCCACTGCCGGAACCGATCACGCCGGTGGCCGGCTGGTACGACTACTTCGATCGCCACCGCGACCTGTACATGGCCCCCCAGGTGTACGACTGGACCTGCTCCGTGGCGTCCACGACGTGGGTTCTCCAAGCCTCAGGGCTCGACGTCAACGCGGCACGCGAGTCGGTGGCCTACGCGATCGGTTATCCGCAGTGCGTCAATCCGCAGTACGGGTTAATGGACACCAACTGCGTCGAGCGGGTGTTCCGCAGCTACGGCGTGGAGTGCCGCACGCTGTGGCCGAACTTCGACCAGATGTACGAGTTGGCCGAACGCACCACGGGCCTGCTTAATTCCACGCGCTGGTACCACTTCGTGGGCATCCGCGGCGTCTCTGGCAGCTCGATCTGGGTGGCGAATTCGGCCGTCGGCTACAAGGGCATCGGCGAGCTGGTCAGCCGCGGACAGTGGGATGCCTGGGCGAACTCATGGAAATGCGTTGTGCTGGAGCCATGAGCGCGGCGAAAGAACAGGTCGCGTTCGGTGAGGCAATCGTTGCCGATCTGGTGCGACTGTTTCCTGACTATCCGCCGAATTGCTTCACATCCAACGCTGCGAACGCCCGTCTTGGGGGTCTTTTGACGATCACCATGCCGGACGCTGTTGCGCGAAGACTGATCGACGAAGCCCTGCGCTCGTGGAAATCCGTTGTGCTGGAGCCATGAATCGCTTCGTAGCGCCCTGATCATGAGCATTGCGCAACCACGACGAGTGGTGATCCTGGTCGGCGCCGGCCTGGTCGTGTGAGCTCCGTCTGTGGCTGAGTCGCCTCCTGAAAGCGAGTGGCACGAGGATGCGCGCGTGACGGCCACGCGGCTGGTGTGTCAGATGATCGTGACGCTGACCGTCCTGGTCGCTTCCGTCCTGCTGGTGCTGACGCATCCCGAGTACGCGGCGGGCGTCGCGCTGGTGTGCGGCGTGGTGCTGGGCAGTTGGTTCACCATGCCGCGTGACCTGCGCGGGGGGCGCGGCCGCCGCCGTCGCCAGGATTCCGAGGACTAGATGCTGGCCCTGGCGGTGGGCCTGGCCATGCTGCTGCACGCCCAGTGCGTCAATCCGCTCGGCACCATCGAGGTGTGTTCGACGCCGACCGAAACGCCCATGCCTGAGCCGACCGAGACGCCAACCCTGGAACCGACGCCGACGCCAGAGCCAACCGAGACGCCGACGGTTGCGCCGACCCCCACGCTCGAGCCGACCCAGACACCGGTCCCGCCGCCGGTGGTAGTTGTGGTGACCGAGACGCCCACGCCGCGGGAGCTCCCTACGCCCAGGCCCACCCCGGACGTACCGACGCCCCCTACGCCCAGGCCCACCCCGGACGTACCGACGCCGCAGCCGCGATTCCGCCCGACGCTTCCGCCCGGCCCCGAACGAGCGAGGTCGGCTGCGTGCCTGGCGGCGCCTCCACCCGTGCCTGACCTGTCGGGAGTTCGGGACGTGAGCTGGACGAACGAGCAGCGCTGTGGCGGCACGCCCGAGGCACTGGCTACCCAGCACGAGCTACCTGCTCTCCGCACGCCAGCGTCCGCGCCAGATCGCGGCGGCAACGGTGCGCTGGTGGTGGTGGTGATCCTGCCCGCACGCGAGCCGACCGAGACGGCAACCCCTGAGCGCGTGTTGATCAATCCGCCCGCTTCAACGGATGAAGCGCCGCCCGAGTGGCCAGAGGTGCCAGTTCAGTTACCTGAAGAGACTGGTGCTGTTGATCGCCAACCAGCCAGGTGACCACCACATCCTGTTGTGCGAGGAGTGGCTGAAAGAGCACTCGCCGCCGGCCCGCCACCCACGCGGCCTGGCAAGGTCAACCAGCCGGCCCATGTGGTGCGGCCGCGTATGGACCCGTGCTAGCGTCGGGCCGAGTTTGGGATTGACGACATGACCCAGGCGACGAATGACCTGACCGAGCTGGTCAGCCAGGCACAGTTGGTTCCGCTTTCGAGCCTGCGCCCAGCCGTTTGGAATCCTAGGGTCATTCGATCCGAGCGCATGAAGAACCTGATGCGCTCGATCGAGCGCGACCCGGACATGCTGCGGCTGCGGCCGGTGCTGGCCAGGCTGAACGGCGAGATCTACGCCGGCAACCAGCGTTACCTGGCCTGCCAGCAGCTCGGCCGCGAGACGATCTGGGCGCATCTCGAGGACGTCTCCGAACAGGTCGCCAAGGAGCGCGCGCTGCGCGACAACAACGAGTGGGGCGCCTGGGACGACGACAAGCTGCGCGACATGGTCGCCGATCTCAAACAGCTGGGCTCCGACGTCGCGCTGCTCGGTTTTGACGACAAGGAGCTGCAGGCGCTGATGGGCGGCCGCGGCATGCCGGCGCCGGGCGACGCGGACACCGACGCGACGGAGCATCTGTTCGGGGTGGTGGTCACCTGCAGCGACGAAGCGCAACAGGTCGAGCTGCTCGAGCGGCTGACCGAAGAGGGCTACGACGTGCGCGCGCTGGTCTCTTGATGACGCGAGTATTGGGGTGTGTGATTTCTGCGGCGACCCAGGCGACCACAACAAGCCGTACGAGGTTGGCCGCGAGGACCTGGTGGTGCTGCGACTGGTGCCCGCCGAGTTGCACGCGTTGACGCGGCTGCGCACGCACGTGCGCGACGTGCAGCTGCGCGGCTACGACCAGGGCCCCGCCGCGGGCGACGTCCAGGCGGATGCGGAGTCATGACCACGACAGCTGGGCCTCTGGTGGCGCACGTCAGGAACGAGGTGGCCGTCAAAAAGTCCGTACGCACGATGCAGGTTTCGTCAATGTTCGACATCCCGCCGCACGAGCGCAGCACGAGCGAGTGGACCGTGTCTCTGCCCCTGCACGAGCGGGACTGGGGCGTGGGCCTGATCGTCGGGCCATCAGGGGCAGGCAAGACGAGCGTGGCCCGCGCCCTCTTCCCCGAGCAACTCGTCGCCGAGTTCGCGTGGCCCGCGGAGCGCAGCATCCTGGACGCGTTCCCGGAGGGCATGTCGATCAAGGACATCACCGGCTCGCTGACCGCCGTCGGCTTCGGCTCGCCGCCGGCCTGGTTCCGTCCGTACGCCAGCCTGAGCACCGGCGAGCAGTTCCGCGTGACGATCGCCCGTGCGCTGGCCGAAAGCCCGGACCGGGTGGTCATCGACGAGTTCACCAGCACCGTCGATCGGCAGGTGGCGCAGGTCGCCTCACACGCGATCCAGAAGGCGGTCCGCCGCGCGAAGCGGCAGCTGGTAGCGGTGACGTGCCACTACGACGTCGTCGACTGGCTGCAGCCCGACTGGATCTACCAGCCGCACACGGGCGAGTTTGCCTGGAGGTTTCTTCAACGACACCCGCCCCTGGAGCTCCGTCTCCATTCGGTCCATCACTCCGTCTGGCCGGTGTTTGCACGTCATCACTATCTGAGTTCAGAACTGAACAAGTCCGCGGTGTGCTTCGGCGGCTGGATCGGCGACGAGCTGGTGGGTTTCACGTCGTACCTGCATCTGCCGCACTACCGCGTCAAGAACGTGAAGCTCGGCCACCGGCTGGTGGTGCTGCCCGACTACCAGGGGCTGGGCATCGGCGGGCGCATGGACGACTGGCTCGGCCAGAAGCTGTACGAGGAGGGGTACCGCTACCACAACGTGGTCTCGCACCCGGCGATGATCGCGTACTACTCGGCCTCGCCCCGCTGGCGGCTGTTTCGAGGGGCCGGAGCCAAGTCGTACCCGCTGCACAGCTACGGCTCACTCGAAAAGAACCCGACGCTGGTGCGGCGCCACGCGCACCCGCGCAACCTGCAAACCATGGCCTTCGAGTACGTGCCGCCCATTCAAGAGGGGGGGGTAGCTGTATGCCGTTCGGCGCCGACTGCGAATTTGCGGACTTCGCCGCCTGTGTCAGGCACTTCTCGAGCGGCAAGAACAAGAAGTCCAACCCGCGCGCGTACTGCGCCCAGTTAATGAAGGCGACCGAGGAGCACTGCGCGAAGCAGCGCGCGGCCCAGCACGTGCCCGCCGAGCCGCCGCCGGCCGAAGCGCCCGCGGAGTGGCCCATGCCACCGCGCGTGGGCCCATGAAGAACTGGGTTGCCGCCAAGATCCACGGCATCGTGGTGACCGACCGGCACTTCAACTACCACGGCTCGGTCACCATCGCCGAACGACTGCTGGAAGCCGCGGGCATCGAGCCGTACGAGCAGGTCCACGTGGTGAATCTCGAGAGCGGCGCGCGCTGGGTGACGTACGCGCTGCCAGGCCCGGAGTCCGTGTTCGAAACCAACGGCGGCGGGGCGCACCTGGCCAAGCCTGGCGATCGGTGCGTGGTCATGACGTACGCCATGACCGAGCGCTTCGAGGGCGCGCGGGTACTGATGATGCGACTCGAGGGCGAGGCGCTGCTGCCGAACGTCGACTTCGATCTGCTGCGCTATCCGTGAGCGACGAGCAGCTGCGCCTGGTGATGTTCGCCGCACTGGTTGTCACGTTCCTGGTCATCCTGGTCATGCGCGGGAGCAACTGGTGAGGGCAATGCGCGTTCTGGAACTAGGGAACTATGTTTCTGTCGCCTACGCGGGCATGCTGCTCGCCGAGCAGGGGTTCGAGGTGACCAAGTGGGTGGCGCCCGAGCCGGCGCGCGATCCGATCCTCGGTCTGGACCACGGCGACGAGCTGTGGGCGTGGATCAACGCGGGCAAAACGCTGGTCGCGCGCCGGGCCCACGAGCTCGCGCAGCTGCCGCTGGGCGACGTCGGGATCGTGCTGGATAACGTTCGACCGGCCACGCTGGCCAGCTGGGGCATCGAGCCGGCCACGCTGGCGCAACGCTGGGCGGTGGTGTGGGTCAGCCTGCGCAGCGAGGTCGGCGAGCGCAGCTTCGACGTCGTCGCCCAGGCGCGCAGCTGGATGGAGTACGGACCCTGGCTGCCGATCTACCTGGGCGACACCACCGCCGGGCTGATGATGGCCTTCAAGGCGCTGGCCAAACTCGCCCGCCACGAGCCCGGCCACTACGTCCTCGGCCAGGCCAGCTGCTTACAGAAACTTGTCGAGGGCGAGCTGGTGGTCGATGCGCCGCTGCGCGAGCAGAACACGCGCTGGGACCTCGACGAATACTGGGCCGGGCCCGACGGCGCCCACGTCTGCTACCGCGGCGAGCTGCTGCGCGAGCCGATTCGCGATCGCGCCTGGAAGCTCGAGCACCTGTACCACGACGGGGCCGGACGGATCCGCCTCTAACCGCTGCCGAAGAGGTTTGAGATCGCTTTCGCGCAGAAGTGGACGATGCCGTCCAGTTGGCCGTCGGAGAGATAGTCGAGCATGGCGTAGCTGAAGAAGCCCAGCAGCAGGACCGTCGCATACCTGGCCGCCGTCCGGACGCTCATCGCGTCCCCAAGTACCGTGCGCGTGGCGCGGACCGTGAAGCACCCGCCCAGATCGGGCGACCACTGCAGCCGGCTGCGCAATTCCAGCCGCTCCTCGTCCTTCGCGATCCAGTGTTCGTTAAACTCAAGGATCTCGCTGCTGCGTTCCATGGCCACCCGCGTGCACTGCGCGACCTCGTCCGGGCGCGCCTGGCTGCTCGGCGGTTCGCCAGGGTGGAGCATCGTCTCGTAGTAAGAGCCCACCAGCTCCGTGCGGGTGTACTTGAGCGCGGTGCAGGCCGCGTCATTGGCGGCGAGGATCAACCCGCCGCCGCCGCCGGTGCCGGTCTTGATGACGATCACCAGCATCTCGTCGGCACTCGCGATGAGCGGGGCATCGCGCGGAGTCAAGCGGAAGCGCAGGCGGCCAGGGCTGTCGCGCACCACGTCCACGCGCGCCTGCTGTTGCGAACCATCGCCGCGGAACAGGTTCGTCTCCCAGGAAGCGTCGTCGCGGAGTCCCCGCTCCAGCGGGCCCAGCAGGTGACGCTCGAGGGGACCGGTGTCGGGCGCCGGCCCGATCCGGTGGGCCAGGGCCAGGGCCAGCGTGCGGTTGACCAGCTGCGTGTCGTCGGCGTAGCCGAAGGTTTGCAGGAAGTTGTCGAAGACCTCGACGATGATGCGCTGCGGCCCTTCGGTGATGAGTTCGCCGAAGCGCTTGCCAGGATCGAGCAACAGGTCGAGCTGCTCGCGGGTCTCGTCAATCAGTTTCAGGCACGCTTGGAGCTCACCGTCGGTGAATCCGTCGCGCGCGGAGTCCTCTCCGCGCTGGGATTGTGGCGTAGGTGTCACTGTCACCTGAGTGCATGCAGCCTCCCCTCAAGTGCGGAGTACCAACTCACACGGTACATGCCTCCAGAGTTGGCAATTCCCTAACCCCTGCTCAGACCATACCATCGGGGTTGGCACGCAATCACGCGATACTGGCAGGAGGTGGTGACGCACTCGTGAGACACTCAGCCGCAGAACGCTTGCGCAGTCGGATGCCAGGCCACGGCACTGGGACGCTAGGCTGATGAGTGCGTGGACGCCGGCGGCGGCAGGACCGACCTCTATGGGCTCCTTCGCCGTGAACTCACCGAACGCGGCTGGACGCGCCGGCGCTTCGCCCGCGAGCTGGGGCTGCGCGAGTCGACCGTCGGCCGCTGGTTGTCGACCAATCCGCACGCGCGGGTGGTGCCCCGTCCGGCCACGATCGCGCGCATCGCGCGCGTGCTGGATTTCACGCCCGCGGAGCTGCTGAGCGCAGCCGGCTACCTGGACCCACCAGCAACGTTGGCCTTCCAACCCGAAGAGCCCCTGGCCGACGAATTCCGCGCTCGGGCGCGGCGCTTCCGCAGGGTGCTGCGCATGGTTCCAAGCCACCAGCAGGGACTGGCGCTCCAGATCATCGACGTCATGCTGGACGCGCTGCAGGCGTTCGTGAACCGGCTTGACGACGAGGAGGACGACGCCGAGTAGCGCAGGCACGCGTCACCGCGGACGCACACGTGCATTTTTCAGATGTGCCCGCGCCGGCCCCGCGCGTGCGGCCATCAACTGCCTCACGGCACACTCGGCCAGAGCATGGCGGCCAACACCCGCACCCCGCTGCAACGCGAGAAAGACTTCGCCCGCACCGAGGAGCTGCACCTGCGGGGGTACACCGCACCCGAGATCGCCAGCGAAATGGGCGTCTCGCCCGAGCAGATTCGCCAGGACCTGAAAAAGATCGCCCAGCAGTACGCCCAGAGCACGCTGCGCAACTACGACGTCGATCTGAACCAGCAATTGCGAAAGCTCGACCTGCTCGAGCGCTCGGCGTGGCGCTTCCTGGGCCAATCCGAACAGGATCGCGAGATCACCGTGCGGCGGCAACGCAGCCGCTCGGGCGAGGACGGCGAAACGACCGTACGCGAGGCCAGCACGCGCACCGAGCAGCGCGACCCCGACAGCCGCTACATGACCGTCATTCAGTGGTGCATCGCCGAACGCAACCGCCTGCTGGGGCTGTACCCGGCCGACGAGGCGAAGCCGCAGACGCACGTGAATGTGACGGAGATCGTATACGAGCTCGCGCCGCAGAAGCCGGCGCAGGGCATGACGATCATCGGCGCCAGCTCGCAGGCGTCGCTGGTCAACGGCCAGGTCGAGGCGCTCAGCCCTCCAGCGCAGGAGATCGAGCGCGTCGATCCCAACGAACTGTGGGGTGTCGAGCCCGAGTCCGTCGAGGACTGAGGCCGCATGGTCATTTCGGCGAGCCAGCGCCGGCAGATCGAGCGCACCGCGGCCAACCTGGGAGCCGAACTGCTGAACGGCCCTCCCCTTGCGCCGACGCCACCGCCCAGGCAACTGCTGCCAGCGCCGCGAGTACCGCGCGGCGGCGCGCGGCAGGAAGGCCCGTGGATGCTCGAACGGAGCCCGGACGGCAGCGCACGCGTGCGCGCCAATCTGCACCCCGGCCAGAGCGCGGCGATGGCCAGCCGCGCCCGCACGATCGCCATGATCGCCGGGTCGCAGAGCGGCAAGACCTCGAGCGGGCCGCTGTGGCTGGAGCGCGAGATCCGCCTGCAGGGGCCGGGCGACTACCTGGCCGTGACGGCGACCTTCCCACTGCTGAAGCGCAAGATGCTGCCGGAGTTCCTGCGGTTGTTCCAGGGCACGCTCAATCTGGGCACGTGGATGGCCGCGGACAAGATGTTCGTCTTCCACGACAACCAGACCCGCGTGCTCTTTGGATCGGCGACCAATCCCGAGTCGCTCGAGTCGGCGACGGCCAAAGCCGCCTGGCTCGACGAGGCCGGCCAGGCGCAGTTTCGGCTCGAGTCGTACGAGGCCATCGACCGCCGCCTGGCGCTGTACGAAGGACGTCGGTTCATTTCGACGACGCCGTACAACCAGGGGCCTCTTTTCACCACCGTCTACAAGCCCGCGGTCGACGGCGACCCGGACATCTGCGTCATCCAGTTCGCGTCCTCGCTGAACCCGTCGTTTCCGATCGAGGAGATGGAGCGCCAGCGCGACAAACTGCCGCTCTGGAAGTACCGCATGTTCTTCGAGGGCCGCTTCGACAAGCCGCCGGGCCTGATCTACTCGGACTACGAGGACAGCTACCGCGAGCAGGGCGGGCACCTGATCAAGGCGCGCACGATGCCCATCCCGGCGTGGTGGCCGCGCTACATCGGCCTGGACTTCGGCGGCGTGCACCTGGCGCGCATCTTCATCGCCCAGGACCCGCTGACCAACACGTTCTACGTGTACGACGAGCAGCTCTCGGGCGGGCGGACCGCCTCGCAGCACGCCCAGGACATCCTCCAGCAGCTGGGTGGCGCGCCGCTGTACCGCTCGTGGGGCGGCGCCAAGAGCGAGGACAGCTGGCGGCTGGAGTTCACCGCGGCCGGGCTGGTGGTCGAACCGCCGCCGGTCTCCGACGTGGAGGTCGGCATCGACCGCGCGATCGAGCTGTTCAAGGCTCGAAGGCTGTTCGTCTTCGACACGTGCGTGGGCTTGCGCTCGGAGCTGGGCACGTACTCGCGCAAGGCCGGCCCGGACGGCGAGCCGCTCGAGGACATCCAGGACAAGGCCGCCTATCACCGCTGCGTGACGGCCGGAACGCTCATCGAGACCCGCTCCGGACTACGACCGATCGAGCAGATCAGACCGGGCGAGCTGGTGCGGACGCGTCAGGGGTTCCGACGTGTGCTGGACAGTGCGCTGACGGAGCGACAGGCCAAGGTCCTGACACTCGAGCTGAGTGATGGCCGGAAATTGACAGCGACGCCTGAGCATCCCATCTGGGTGCGCAAGCGTGGTTGGGTAAGAATGGACGCACTGCGATACGCTATGGCGGTCGAATGCAGCCCTTCACGCCCCCAGCCCGCGAATACAAGTCCGAGGTGGTCGTCTTCCAGGGCATCACCTACCGGCGCTACCCGGAAGCGGAAGATGAGCATCGCCGCAACTACTTCCACGCCAGTGAAAACACCGGCGGCCGCCCGCGGTATCTCCACATCGCCATCTGGCAAGACGCGACCGGACAGAAGCTCCCTAAAGGCTGGGTGGTTCATCACGACGACCACAACCCACTCAACAACGACCCCTCGAATCTCAAACCGATGTCGCAAGCCGAGCACAACCAGCACCACTTCCGCGGGCCGGGGGCAAGTCCCGCGAGGCTGGCGCATCTGGAGCGAGTTCGTGCGCAGGCCGTGGAGTGGCACAGCTCAGAGGCTGGTCTGGCGTGGCACGCCAAACATGCTCGAGAAGCTTGGGCGAAGCGTCAGACAGCCAAGCGCAGCTGTGAGCAGTGCGGCACGAGCTTCGAGTCGATCACGCGGCGCGCGAGCGATCGCTTCTGTTGCAACTCGTGCAAGTCGAGTTGGCGGCGGGCCAGCGGCGTCGACAACGAGACGCGCACGTGTGCCTGGTGCGGACAATCCTTCGAGACGAACCGGTACTCACGCATTCGCCATTGCTCGCGCAGTTGTTCGAGCAAGGCCAGGATGTCTGGTCGTCCGAGTAGTCCGCGAGACCGAGCCACGGGACGTTTTCAATCTGACGGTTGAAGGCGAGCACGAATACTTCGCGAACGGCATCCTCGTCTCGAACTGCGACGCGCTCCGGTATCTGTGCTCGGGCTTGAGCGGGCCGCAGCAGCCGCTGCCGGTGCTGGCCATGGGCCGCGCGCGGGGCTGGCAACCGCGCTATTGAGCACGAACTCCCGCACTTTTGCGTGCTACAGTGAGCCGCACTGCAGCTTTGGCTCAGGGGTCGGCAACGGCCGCGGGGTCCAAGGGTGTGGTGGGGTGTTCGAGGGGCATTCGGCGCAATCCGGGTGCCCCTCGACGTGTGTTCAGCGGTTTAGTTGGCCTCCAGCAGCGGCATCGTCGCCTCGCAGCGCGTGCAGACCAGCAGACGGCGCTCGATCTCCTCGGGAGTCGCCTGCCAGCGGTGCATGCCGTAGCGCTCGCAGTCCCAGTGGCAGTGGCAATCGCAGCCGTCGGGCTGACGGATGTTGTGGCTGCACGCCGCGCACAGCACGTCGTAGCGCCTGATCTCCATGGCTACGGCATCGGCCGCCAGGGCCCGACGCGCCAGGACTCGATCTGGCTCAGACTGACCGGCTGCTCGTGGTGCTCCCAGCTGCAATACTGGCACTCGCGCCACAGGATCCAGCCCAGCCGCTTCCATCTCGGATTGGACTGAGCCTGGATGCCGCCGTCGTCGAAGTCCTCGCGGTAGGCCATGACGGCTGGGACGTCCTTGCCCTGCCGGCCGCAGCGTGGGCACACGAGCGGGCGCGATCCCGTGGCCTGCCACCACTGCCCGTCAGTCTGCGGCGAGCCATGCATCGTCGTGCTTTGCATCCCAGAATGCTAGCGTTTCGGCGGCCTGTATCGGGTCTGTAATGCCAAGCGGCCCGGACCGGGCAGCACTGACCGGCAGACTGACAGGACATGACACCCACCCCACCCGAGACTGCCGAGATCGGCGAATGGGTCAGCGTCAAGGACGCGGCCGCGCGCCTGCACATCACCGAGCGGTCGGTCTTCCGCCGGCTGGAGAAGGGCGTGCTCAAAAAGCGCGCCAACCCGGACGGCAGCATCATGGTCCTGCTGACAGGTCAGGACGCCGTCATCGCCGAGGACATGACCGAGTCTGAGCCCGCATCTCAGCCAGGACCCGAGCCGCAGGTGGCTCTGGCGCTCGGCGTCATGCACAGCCTGCAGACGTTCGGGCTAACCCGCGAGCGCGAGCTGGCCGAACGCGACGAGCGCATCGCCTCGATGGCCGAGGAGATCGGCCGTTTGAGGGAGCAGCTGGCGTGGCTGCGGCGGCCGTTGTGGAAGCGGCTGACCGGCCAGCTGCCGTCATGACCTGAGAGAACCGAGCGCGCCGGCGGACTCGGGGGAGGCTGGCGACCCGCGCACGCAGCGCCGGTCCCTGGAGGCGGAGACGCGGCGCCCCGCACCGCACGCGAGCTGGGAGTCGAGCCCGCCGACGCGCCCTCAATATAAGGGGCGGCACCGCCACAACTGCCGGCCTCAGCCCGAGCACTCCGGACAGCTCGGCTCGAACTCGTCGGCCGGCCACAGCCACTCCCAGCCCAGGCCCAGGAAATACTCGCCGTAGTGATCGTCGCAGCACGGCGTGGTGTGGCCGCAATCCTCGAACTCGACGCTCCACACGCCCTCGCGCACGCACCACGCGCACGCGACGAGCGCGGAGAGCTGGGTCGTATCGTGGCTGTCAAGCACTGGCGGGCTCGGTGGCCTGCTTGGCGACTACCAGCTTGACCATCTCGAGCCACTCGGGCTTGAGCGCTTCGGCCTCGATGACATCGCAGGCGCCAGTGGTCAGCTTGGCCAGGCTGGTTGTGTCGATCAGCGCCTGCAGCAGCCCGCGACTGGCGAGCGAGTCGTTGGCGGTCGCCTGCTGGATGAGCATGCCGACGGCCTTGCGGCGGTCGTACTCGGCGACGTCCTTGTGGACGCTCGAGCTGATCCGCTGGCGCATCTCGGTCAGCCAGCGATCGAGTAGCTTCTGCTGCTCGTCCTGGCGGGCCAGATCCTCGCAACGCTCGGTACACGCCTCGCGATCGGCGCACACCAGCTGGCTGTCCTCGTCGTCCTGGTTGGCCATCACCAGTTTGGTCACCACGCCACACAGCTCGCACTCGCCGACGTCGGGATCGAGCCCATCGGCCTCGTCGCGGGCGGCCGCCTCGGCCCAGCCGCCTTCACCCATGTCGCCGGGGTCGATCTCCTCGTCGTCGTCGGCTGTCTGCGGCCGCGAGCGGCGGGTCGCGGCGTCGATGCTGGCCTGGTCGTTGGTGTCGTCGCCGAAGATCTCGGTGTAGCGCTGGGCACGCGACGCGTCGGCTGGCTGGGCAGTGCCGTTGGCCTCTCGGGCCAGCGTGTCGGTGACCGCGGCGAGCATGCGCTCGGCGTCGGCGTTGGTCACGCCCTTGAGCCACGCGGCCAGGCTGTTGGTCTCGTTGTCGGTGTACGCGAGCATCCACTCGGCGCGACCGGCCTTGTCGGCATAGCGCGAGCCGCCGACGGCGCCGAACCAGGCGCGCCGCCAGTAGTCGTAGTCGGCCGGCGCATCGCCAGCCATCAGCCGCGCGATGTCCGCGTCGTCGGGCTCGAATTCCTCGGGCCCTTCGACGGCCGCCGTTTCCCATGTCTCGGCGCGCGGCGCCATGAGCGCCTTGCCGTTGGGGTCGGGCACGTGCAGCGCCTTGCCCTCGGCGAGCGCCTGCTGGACCAGCGGCGCGAAGTTGCGCGTGTCCAGGACGATGCCGTGCGGCGGCTTCATGGCCAGCGACCACGTCGGGATGTTGCGCTTCATGCCGAACGGGTCCGACACCTCGCGATATGTCAGCTGCAGCTCCATCGGCACGCCGGCCAGACGGCCGCCGGTGAAGCGGCTGAGGTAGCGCAAGGTGCCCAGGATGTTTCGCAAACTGTGGCGTGAGGTCGTGCGCAGCCGATAGAACCCGAGTCCGTCGGGCATCAGCACGCGCGGCTTGTTGTCCTGGTCCCAATCGGCGAGCACGAAGTACAGACTGGCGGACACCTTGCAGTCGGCGACGAGCTCGTCGTAGCGCGGCGTGCCAGCCTCATGGACCAGATGCTGGGCGGTCTGGCCGCGGGTGACGATCTCCATCAGGCGGAACTGATCGCCGTAGACCTTCAGCGCGGTGGCCGTGTAGCACACGAAGCGCTGCTGCAGGAACAGATCGGGATCGTCGAAGCCGACGGCGATGGTCAGCCGCTTGTTGTTGGTCTCGGCCAGCGCGGCCTTGAGACCGGGCGCGCGGTTGTCGGCGTCGTGGAGCATGATCGTGCCGTCGCGCGAGACGCGCGGCGTGCCAGGGCGGCCGTCTTTGTCGGGGCCGCGATCGCCCGCGGAGATCGTGGCGAGCGCGTCGATCCGGGCGCCGCCGTCGCGCTCCTTAACGACGCCTTTGGCGTAGACGTCGAGCAGCTGGAAGCGATCGATCGGGGCGAGTTCGACGAGATCGTCATCGTCATCGCGCACCACGGGCTGTAGTTGAGCTCCGCGCTGCGCTGGGGTGGTACTCACGGTGGTGTATTGCGCCTCCACTCCCTCATGGGAAAAGGGCCCTTGGCCGGGACCCGCGTCATGACGTGGGGATTGTCGCATGAATCGAACAAATGTGCGATATCGGAAAGGATTTGTTCTCGGCGAAACCTACCTACACTGGCCGCAACCGCCGCAACACCCGAATCGCGACCAGGAGCACACCCACTGCTTGCGGTTGCACTTCCAGATCGCTATACGCATGAGTGGAAAACTATTTGGGTCCGGGCGTCACCTTCAGTTGGTGCCACGCCCACGCGCAGCAGCTCTGGCCAATCTTTCACGCCGTGTCCAGCAATGGCCAGATCGAGTCTCAGTGGTGGCTGGATAACCCGGCGTTTGTAGCGCTGCACCCCTCGTTTGCGGCCAAGCACAAGGGCGGATCGCCCGTCGTGAGCAAGTGGGCGAAGAAGTTCAGCGGGCTGTCCAGGATCACGTGGGTTCGCTATTTGGGCTCCAACAACTCGCTCTGGCTGGTGCAGCAGTAGCTCTAGCCGTCTAGCTCAGAGTCCCGCGAGGACGGCGGCGTTGTCGCGGAACAGTCGCCCCTCGCGGACGTAGCGGTTGACCATCGCCGTCGAACGGTGCCCGGTCTGGCGCATGATGGCGCGGTCCGACGCACCGCCGTCGGCGGCTGAGGTCGCCAGCCCGGCGCGCAGCGAGTGGCCCGCGTAGCGGCTGGGGTCGAGTCCGACGAGCTCGGCGTGCTCTTTGACCAGGCGTGCGATCGAGCGGTCGCTCAGACGCTCGGAACTGACATTGTCATGACGGTCGACGGCGCGGAAGACGGCGCCGCGGCTGATCTCGGCGGCTTCGAGCCAGCGCTGGACGCCGCGGACCGGGCAGGTCAGCTCGGTCGAGCCGAAGGGGATGCCGACGCGCCGCGTGCGGCCCTCCTGGTCTGTTTTTGAACGCCTCAAAGTAACGACCAGACCGTTTCTTTGAAAATCCAGATCGCCGCGATTGAGCGAGACCAGCTCGGTGCGGCGGAAGGCGCCGGCGAAACCCAGCAGCAGGACGGCGCGGTTGCGCAGGCCGCGCAGCGAGTCCGGAGTCGCGCTCAACATCGACTTCAAGTCGTCGGTCAGCAGCGCGGCCACCTGGCGCTGGGCGGTGCCGACGGAGCGGCGCACGCCGGCCAGCGTCTCCTTCACCTCGGGGCTCAGGCCGGGCTGCGGTGCTCTGGCGACTTTGTGCTCGCGGTTGATGGCCACCAGGCGGCGGTCGATGGTCGCCGGGCGCAGACCGTTTGCGGCCATGTCGGTGACGTACATGGCGACGGTGATGGGCGTGGCGGGCAAGCGCTCGAGACCGCGCTCGGCGCACCAGTTGGAAAAATGGCGCCAGTCGCTGGCGTACGCCTTGACGGTGCGCGGCGAGCGGGCCGCGCGGGCGTAGCTCTGCGCCTGTTCGGCGAGCTGGGCCAGCTCCGTGCTGACGGGGACGACGCGTTCGAGATCGCTCGACATACGGGGCTGGATTCTATGGTCCGGGAAGTGCCGATTACCGGACGCCAGCGTTGCGATTCCGTCGCGGTTGGGTTCAGACGGTGACGCGCCGGGCGCCTCCCTGCCCGGCGCGCGGCCAACCGTCGGATTGCTGATCAGGGTCGCGGTTGCGGCTCAGGCTGCGATGGGTCCGGCCGCGGCTCCGGGTTCGGCTCCGGGTTCGGGTTGGGGTTCGGGTTGGGGTTCGGGTTCGGCTGGGGTGGGTTGGGCTGTGTCATGGCCGCGCTTGATGCAAAAACCGGACCGTGAGCCGGGTTTAAGAACTGCTCGGCCCGCGGGTGCCCTCGGGCGTGATATTCCAGTCGTAGACGTGCTCGGCCAGCGCGAGGACTCGCTTGGCGGCGTCGCCCTCGAGCTTCGTGGCCAGCTCGCGCAGTGCCGTTTCGACCCGTGGCAGCGTCGCGATCGTGTCCTGCCAGCAGCCGTCGCAGTACGTCGGGCCGTCGAGCGTGATCGACTGCTGACAGCAGTCGCAGACGAGATCCAGGTCGAGGCTCATTCAGGAATTGCGTGAACCCGCTACATCCTTGCGGGATTGCACCACGTCCGCGCGGTCGAGACTGAGCTTGCCGTAGGCCACCCACTCGCGACTCACGTGGCCCGCGCGCGCCCGCCCCGGCCGACGCGTGATCTCGAACATGGTGGGATCGTCGAGCTGAGCGAGGGCGCTGGTCAGCGCAAAGATCGCCTCGTCGATCTCGGACTCGGAGCGGCCGACCAGTCGGATGCGCACGACCGTCATTGCGTCATCGCTTGACTACGAACAGCTTTGACTGCGGCGTTTTCAGCGGCCGGTCCTCAGGCCCCTTGACGTAGGGGGCGATGTACAGCGGCTTGTGTGCATCGGTTGATGGGTAATACTGCCGTCTCCAATGGCCGCTCACGATCCAGCGGTTCTTCCAGTCCGGGCCTTCGCCAGACTCGCCCGCGTCGCCGTGTTCCCGGTAGTGGCGGCGGCGGAGCTCGACGACCTTGATGTACGGCTCCTGCACGGACCCCGCCCGCTCAAGCCGGCGGCGAGCCGTGCGATGCGCTTCGCCTCTAGGCGTGACGACCAGCTCCTGCTCGAGGAAGCTCAGACTGGCAGCGACGAACTTCAGGAACGCTCGGTGTTCGGCATCGGGGCCGCGCACCCGGATTGGCAACTCGGCCTCGTCGGTCAGTGTCCAGCCGAAATGCACCTCGGCATCGATCGTCGGAAACCCAGCTGGGCGCTTCGGTGTGTAGGTGAAACCCCACAGCGAGCACGTCCAGCCTGAGTGCGGCCGCGGGGCAGGAGCGCCGCCGATCACGGCGTTCTGTTCGTGAATCTTCTTCTTCTCTGAAGGCGGATCGACGTTCCACTGCCAGGCGGTGAGTCGAATCGGACCGTGCTTGTCGCTGGTCAGCAGCGTCACGGGATGCTCGAGCCAGACGAACGCGTCGTGGACAGGGAAGCTCTCAGCCGTGAACGTGTAGTCGGGGATGATCTTCGAGGCAGCCAGCACGACATCGGCGATCGCGCCCGTCCAGAAGAAGGGCGTCGCCCTGGTGACCTGTGTCCGAAACGCGCGTGCAACATCCCGCTCATCGCGCGGTTCGCTCAGCGCCGGGTTGGTTTTCATCGCGGCGCGGTACATCTGGTCGAACCAGTTGCCGATCAGCGGCTCGGTGCTGGCGCGCTCTAACGCCAACTGCTCTTGCAGCGCGACCGAGTACACGGCCGGGCTGACGCGCGGCATGCTGGGCACGGCTGCTTTGCGCTTCGGCTTCGGCGTTGGCGTCGACGTCGATGACGTCGTCGAGGGCAGTTGCTCGCGTTGCCCGCCGAGGAGTTTGCCGACTTTCTCTCGGAAGGCACTCCCGACCGTGACGCCGCGTGCGTACGCCTCGTCGTTGCCCTTGAGCAGGTCGCGCAGCTTCTTCACCAGCGTTGGCCTCCTGGCTGTGGATGATGCGCCCGCGCGCGGCTGTATGGGATTGCTAGCTCATGCAGAAACGCGTGGCGCTATGGCGGGGCTGTCGAGTGGGCGCATGGCGGCCTGGAGGCGCCGGTCGGTGGTCATCAGCACTGCGGGCTCGACGCCGAGAGCGGTGGCGAGTTTGAGGGTGGGTGCTCGGATGCGGCTCGGCCTGGCCGTTCTCGATGCGGAGGATGGTGGACTTGCCGACCCCGGAGCGCTCAGCGAGTCGCGCCTGGGACCAGGCGCGGCGCAGGCGGATGCGTCGGAGATTGGTCAACTTCACTGGAGCACGGCTAGCGACGACGACGCCGACGCACGAAATCGCTAGCGCAGTAGCCGCCCGCGATGCCGGCCAGCACGACGAACCAGTAGTAGAAGCGCGAATACCGCAGCTGGGGTCTCACCCTCCCCTCATGAAACAGCTCTGAGCGCCTCGCGCATCTCTTTGAGCCGGCTCACTGGCCGCGGGTGATTGACTTTGCGCCGTCGGCCGAGGACGTCCAACTTGTAGCTCACGGAGCCTTTCGGACGACCGATCGGCTTGCGCTGGGCGTGCCAGCGCTGGATGTCGTGGCCTCGGATATTCCAGGAGCGGCCGATCTTCTCACCCTTGAGCTCGCCATAGGCCAGCAGCTGCCGCACACGGACCGGGCGCACGCCAAGAATCCTGGCCGCGTTGTTGACGCTGTACCACTCGGTGGGGTTGACATCGAGCTCGGCAGAGGCAGGTTTGGTGGGCAATCGACAACTCCTGGGGATGAATTATTAGCGTTGCGGAACGCTATGATCATAGTCGAGGAGGACGCCCCGGTGCAGGCCAACCGCCAGGGTTCCAGGCATCACAGACGTATATCGGCTGCAGACTGGAGTGTCGCATGACGCACGCATTGATCGGCTTCTACTGGCGCGTCGTCTGCACGCTGGTGACCGCGTGCGCGGTGGCCAGCTCGATCGGTCTGCCGCTCGTCGCGTTCTGGCTGCTGGCGTCCCAGCCCGTGCTCGTCCGCGTCGGCGTGTCCGCGCTGGCGGCGCTCATCCTGTGGCCGAACGCGGTCTTTCTGCTGCTCGGCTATCGGCGCATGCTGGGCTGGGTGTCGCCGCCGTGAGCTTCCCGCACGAGTGCGAGTTTCGCTACCGCCGCGCCGGTGGCGTGGCGCGCATCCAGACACGCAGCCTGACCAACCACGAGCTCAGAAGCATCCTCATCGGCATGTGGCTGTCGCTCGACGAAGACGATCGGCGCGACCACGTCGCCGAGCTCAGCCACTACCTCGAGCCTGGCTCCAGACCGCCCGGCGTCGCGGTCGAGATCGCCGCGTCGATCGCTCGCGCTCGCACCGACTGACTGACGCGCGTCACGGCCGCGTCACGCCCCGCCGGCAAACCGTCATGTCCCCGGCATGACAGTGTCACAATTTGTCGTAACAACTTGACTTGCCCGAACATGGCATGCGTTACCCTGACATTGTCGTACAGGACATTTGTTCTCCCAGGGGAGGCGCGTATGAAGTTCGAGCAGGCTGTGAATCGCATTCGCGAGCTGGATGCCAGTGAGGGCATGACGGCGTTCGAGATGGGGGACGTGGTGCTGGAGCAGGCGCCACTCGGCCGTGACGGCGCCCACAACGACACCGCCGGGGTGCTGGAGCGGCTCGCCGCCGATTCGGGCGTCGACTACAAGGTGCTGGAGCAGCGTCGGTTCGTCTCCAGCCGCATCCCTCCTACTACGCGCGTAGTAGGAGTCATCTGGTCGGTGTACCGCGAGATCGCCCAGGTCGCCGACGAGCGCGAGCGCAGCCGGCTGCTCGAGATGGTGGCCACCAAACCGCCCACGCAGTTCGTGGGCGGCGTGGAGCGCCCGACGGTGCAGAAGCGCTGGACCATCGACGCGATCCGCACCCACATCGGCGTCGAGCCGTACAACCCGCCGACCGGCAGCCAGGCGCTGCTCGACCGCGCGTTCAAAGGCGTGCCGTCTCAGGTGATCCTGCACCAGGCCTTCAGCAAGGCGACGCCCGAGGCGATCGACGAGGTGCTCGACCAGCCCGAGATCCGCCGCGCCGTGTACCAGGGCTTGCACCGCCGCGAGCAGCAGGTCACCGCGCGCGCCGAGCGCATCGCCGACGCCGATCCGATCGACCGCACCATCGACCAGCAGCGCGCGCTGCTGGACGTGCGCACCTGGGTCGACCAGATGCGCCGCCACGTCGAGAAGCTGCGCGACGACATCCTGCCGCGGCTGGGCTCCGCGCCGACGCGCGATCCGCTGGCGCTGCGCCAGTTCCTGAAAGAGGCGCTCGACGATCTCGACGACGCCACCGGCCCGATCCGCGTGTTCGTCGACACCGGCTCCAGCGACATCGACCAGTTCCTGAGTTCTGTTCTCGGAGGCAAACGTGGCTAACAAACGCGGCCGTCCGCCCCTCAAGCCCGGCTGGGCCGAGCTCGTCTTCATGCACATCCCGACCACCAACGACAACCGCTGGATCACGGCCAACCAGCTGATGACGCTGACCGGCCTGCGCTACATGCAGGTGACGGCCGGCGTCGAATACCTGCGCGATCACTTTCCCGAATTCCCGCTGGTGTCGTGCAAGAAGGGCTACCGCTTCAGCGTCGACCCGCGCGAGGTGCGCGAGTTCGCCGCCTGGCGGGCGAAGACTGCGATGACGATCCTGCGCCACAGCTACCGCGGCGCGGTCGCGCCGTACTTGAAGAACATGCCGCAGAGCCCGATCGTGCCCGTCGTGCGCAAGCAGTTCGAGCGCGCGCTCGAAGACCTCGGCGAGCTCATCACCGCGACGCCGTAGGGCCGGGCATCATGGTGCTTGCCGTGGCCGAAGACACCGAGTGGCTGACGGTCGCCGATGTAGCCGCTCGCCTGAAGATCACGCCGACCACGGTCCTCAGATGGATTCGTGATCGGCGGCTTCCGGCGACGAAGCCAGGCGGTGATCGGATGGGTTACCGGATACGCGCTGACGATCTCGACCGATTCATTGCCGAGTACCGGACGTATGAGCCGGGCTGAGGTGTGGGACGTCGCCGAAGATGTGGCGGAGATCGTGCGCGAGCGCAAGACGCTGCGCGTACGTGTCCGGCGTCTGGAAGCCCAGCTGAAACGCGTCGAAACCGAGAACAGGCGGCTGCGGGTGATCGTCGAGGGCACCCGCCAGCAACTGCGGCGCCATCCCGCCGATCGCGGTGACGGCTCGACGTCACCGCCGCCGCGATCGAAGACCCAGTCAGGGCGCAGCCAACCCCGCCCTGACTGGTGATTTCCCCTGCCGGTCTCGGCATGTACGCCACGCTGGCCAGGCGGCGACGATGTCGCCGTGACCGACGAGCCGGCCGAGACCGCGCCCGACGTCCTGTTCGTCTATGCGCGCAAGGGCCCGAAGGTCCATCTCGAGCAGCGCGGGCTGGGCTCAGACGAGCTGGCGCTGCTGGTGACCTCGTGGTGGCTGCAGTTGAGCGAGAGCGAACGCGGCGCGTTCCTCGAGCTGCTCGCGAGCTACCACGAAGGCCGCGCGCAGCCGCCGCCGGTGGCCCTCGGCATCGCTGCCATCGTGCACCGCGGCGGGACGTCGCCGAGCAGTCCGAACGGCCACGCCGAGTGAAGACCCTCGATCACTGGTTCGCGCACGTCGCCACGCTCGCGGGCGCCTGGACCGGCCACCCGCTGGCGTTTGTGCTGTCGTGCGTGGCGGTGATCGTGTGGGCGGTGACGGGGCCGATCTTCGGCTTCTCGGACACGTGGCAGCTGGTCATCAACACCGGCACGACGGTGATCACCTATCTGCTGATCTTCCTGGTCCAGAACACCCAGAACCGCAACGCCGCGGCGATGCACCTGAAGCTCGACGAGATCATCCGCGCACTGCCGCAGGCGCGCACCGAGCTCGTCATGCATCACCTGGAGACCGCCTCCGAGCAGGAGCTGGCGACCTTCAAGGCCGAGCTGGACCGCCTGGCCACCAGGAGCAAGCAGCCCCGTCAGTCCTGAGTCTTTCATGCGCTCGGGCGTGGCTGCATGGCGCTGGAAATCGTGACGCAAATTGCTGCCGGCCCAGCCTTTACACCCACGCTCCGGGGTCCGGCACACTGTGCAGTGCCAACCCAGCGAGGAACTCTCAACGCCAAACAGACTCCCTGCCGATCGGTCGGCCGGGGCCTCACATTGACCCGTCGACCCGCGCATAGCCGCGCTCGTGATGCCGTCGTGACGCCGGCCATGCGCCGTTGGGCTCGCCCATCGTGAAAATTCTAGCGATGCGGCGAGCATTTGATCGGCAGGCACCATCACGTCGAAGCAGCAGGCCAATCGCACACGCGCCGCGGGAAGAGGAGGAACCGCCTCTGCCCGACTAGGCCGGCTTGCCCGGCATGGCCGACTAGACATTCGTTCTAGTCCAGCACTACCGTCAAGTTGTCCGAGCGCCCATTGGGCAAATAAAAACGCCCCCCGGTGGCACGGGGAGCGCTCGGTGCGAAATCCACAGCGCCCCTTTGGGGAGGGCCACGCTTTGCCACTCCAAGCCAAGGAGCTTGTTCGGTGACTAGCGTAACCCGAGCCGAAATGCGGGCGCAAGAGGGAGAGTTTGTGCCCGCATCAACACTGCATCACGAGTTCGTCGCGCTCCAGGCTCCGAGGGTCCGCTGATGGCCGGCCAGCCAGAGCCGCTGCACATCCAGGTCCGCGTCGATCTGATGAAACACCGGCGCTTCGCCGAGTTGCTCGCACTGTTGGACGACGTTGACGAACTGAACCAGCTCGGCGAACTGGTGAAGAAGCACGTGGTCAAGAGTTGCCTTGAACAGCTCTGGTCATCGGCTATGGAGCGCGAAAACGAAGAGGGCGATCTCACCGGCCACTCGGCCGCGGCCATCGCGCTCGTCACGGACTGGCCGTACCGCAGCCACCGCGAGACATGGATGAACGCGCTGATCGGCAGCGGGTTTCTGGAGCAGACCGACGCTGGCCGCTTGCTGATCCACCACTGGGATGAGTTCAGCGGCAAGTATTTCGCCAAACGTGCTGAGGCGCGCGAACGCATGGCGGCTCTGCGGGCCGAACGTTCTACGAATGTTCAGCGAACGTTCGACGAACATTCGCCCGGGCCTGAGTCGAAGGGCGCGAACGGTGCGCGAACGTTCTTACGCGCGAAGACCGGAGAGGTTAAGAACGTAGAGAACGTAAGAACTGAAGAAGAGATACCCGGGCTCACTCAAGCGCACGCGCGCACGCGCGCACGCGAGGAGACGCCGGACTTTGAAGTCGAGGATGACGACTTCCTGGCGTCCGCCAAAGACGAGCCCCTGCCCGGGGTAGACGCCGAGGACGCTGATCTCGGCCCTTTCCCGGCTGACGATGCCGACGTGCCCGGGGTCATCGTCAAGCTGCAACCCCTGGACGAACAGGTGCGGCGCAAGGAGTACCCGGCCACTGGCGACGAGCTGGCCCGCGCCAAGCGCTTCTGGAAGACCGAGTACGAGAAGGTCGGCGCTGAGCAGGCGTTCTACACGTCATGGACGCGGGCCATGGCGTGGCCCGAGCAACAGGACGCCAACGGGCGTAAACGCCAGCCATTGTCGGACCGGGCGCTGAACGAGTGGCTGTCGCGCGACTTCGACCGCGCCAAGGAGAGCGGCTTGCCAGACGAGGTGGCCAGGGTGGCCCGCAACGGCAGAGTGATTTCCGCGCAGGAGATGGCTCAGTTCGACGCGTTCGAGCGAGCCGAGATTCGCGTAGGACGGAGCGCCTGACATGGCCGAGCCGGAGCCCCTGAGTAACGCGCTCGGACGGGTGCTCCGCTTGCACAACGTGCAGCCGCCTGACCCGGCCGATCCCGAGGAGATCGAGCGCAACCTGCTGGAGGTGCCGCTGCTGCCGGCTGGCGCGTACGGGGCGCAACTCGAGTACCACCGCCAGATCCAGCGCTCGCGCGAGGCCACCGATGCCGATCGCCGGGCCGCGTCCGGCGACATCACCCGACTGGAGCGCCTGCTCGCCGCGGCCGAACTGCGCGAGCGGCTGATGCGCGGCCGCCCGGAGAGGTGTTTCTGCTACGGGCTGGGCGGCATGCAGAAGCGCTGGCTGCGCATGTTCGAGGGCGACGAGGTCGTGGCAGTGCCGACGTGGTCGATCTGGTGCACCTGCCCCGAGGCGCAGGAGCAGCAGGCGGCCAGGGAGCGGATGCTGGCCGAGCAGCGACGGCAGCAGTTGCAGCGCAATGCCGAGCGGCTGTTCGGCTCGATGCCCGAGCGCTTCAAGGCGTGGACGTTCGAGACGCTGCTCGCCGAGTCGACGGCCCACGCGTCGGTGGTCGAGCCCGCGCGGCAGTGGCTGGCCAGCGGGAAGTGGATGCTCTTCATGCGCGGGCCCGTCGGTACCGGCAAGACCGGCGTCGGCGTGGCGGTGACGAAGCAGGCGCTGGAGATGGGTCTGAGCGTGCTGTACGTGGACGTGATCGACATGCTCGGGAAGCTGCGCGACAGCTTCAGCAGCCGCGAGGCGTTCGCCGAGAGCGACGACGGGCTGCGCGCGCGCTGGAACGCGCTGCAAGGCGTCGAGGTGCTCCTGGTCGACGACCTCGGTGCCGAGCGCCACAAGCGCAATGAGGACGTCGACTGGCCGACCGAAACGCTGTGGCAACTGCTCAACCACCGCCACGGCGCCAGGCTCAGGACGATCGTCACCAGCAATCACAGCCTGAACGAGCTGGCCGAGAAATTCGGGCACCCACGGCTGCCGTCGCGCATGGGCGAGGACGCGATCGGGCTGAATTTCACCGGGCTGCCGATGCTGCGGGAGCCATGACGTGCGCGGTACGGCCAGCATCCAGCACGCCCACGACACGCTCATCCGCGTGCTCCTGCACCAGACGCCAGTGCGGCTGGGCATGGAGAGCGAGGCGCTGATGATGGAGGCGGCCGGCGTGCTGTGCTGGGTGCTGCACGAGGAAGACGACCAGGCCCACCACGGCAGCTTCGGGGTCGATCTGATCAACCTGGAGCGGGAGCTCGCGGGCGGAGAGACGACGCGATGAGCGAGCCGGTCATGCTCGAACGCCCGGCCGTTATCGAGGTCACCACGCGCACGGACGGCGATCAGGCGCTGGTGCAGATTGCATGGCCGTCCGTCGGCGAGCTGGTGCTCGATGCGAGAGCCGCGGAGCGACTGGCGATCGAGCTGCTGCGCGCCAGCCGCGCGGCCGAATTCGACAAGTGGCTGCTCGACTGGCTGCACGAGTCGCCGCATTTCAGAAAGCCAGGCGACGCAGAGTTCCTGCTCGAGCTGTTCCAGGAGTGGCGGCTCGAGCGGCTGCGCCCGCGGCGTGGGGAAGGGAGTAGCTGATGGCAGGCTCGGCGGTGTACTGGGATTCGTCGTTTCCGCGGCGCCGTCGGCGACGTCGCAAGCCGCAGGCGATCCCGCTGCGACGGCGCGAGCGCGGTCTGCTGGTGCCGATCGCGTGGGGGCTGGCGGCCATGCTGGTGATCGTCGCGTGGGTCGTGGTGAGCCAGCTGTCATGAACGACCAGCAGCTACGCGACGAAGGCCAGCGCTGCTTCGACGCCTTCCTGGCGTGGTGGGCGATGGGCGACCGCGGCGACCGCGACCAACTCTCGGCGCTCGAGGGGTTTATCGCCGCCTGGCCGCTGAAGAACCCCGAGGATCGGCACGGGCTGGCGCTGGCGATCCTGCCGCTCGCGAACGCGGCGATCTTCTCATGAGCATGACGGTGCCGGTCATGCGGGTTGGTTTAGGCAGCGCGGGTTGGTTACAAGGGGTGGCACCCCTAGCGGTTCGGATTGAAAGGAGCCGAGCCGACTCCAACCCAACAAGAGGACTTCTGCATCGTGCGATTGGCCAACCTCGCATGCGCTGCAGCTTCGCTCAGTGTGTGTTTGATCCAGCTCGCGCCGTCTGTGGCGTGGGCCCGACCCGAACCAGACACCGTTGCGGACGAGCGGTCCGCACCCTCCGCCGTACCAGTGGAGCCGCACTTCGTGCTCGGCTTCGCGGCCCTGAAAGATCAGCTCGGCGACCTGATGGGCGAGCCGATCGAGCTCGAGCATCCACCGCCGGACGGCGGCGCCGATGCGATCCAGCTGACCAGCACCGGGCTGGCGGCGTACACCGAGGGCAAGCTGCCGGCGTTCACCGACGGCTGGCAGACATGGCAATTGATCGTGCCCGCATCACCCTCTGCGGCCGCGGTCTCAGGCGGAGCCGCGCCGGGCTCACCACCCCGCGCGGCGCCCGCGTTCAGCGTGTGGGACACGCTGGCCCGCTGCGAGAGCCAGGGCAACTGGTCGATCTCGACGGGCAACGGATTTTTTGGCGGCCTGCAGTTCGATCTGCAAACGTGGCGCGCGTACGGCGGGGCGGGCATGCCCAACCGTGCGTCGCGTGCGGAGCAGATCGCGGTCGCCGAGCGGCTCAGGGCGGCACGGGGGTTCCAGCCCTGGCCGGCCTGTTCGCGGGCGCTCGGCTTGCGCTGAAGGGAGGGTTCTGAACCGATGCCGAGTCAGGATGTGGTGCGCATCGCATTGATCGGAGGTGGCATCTGGCTCGGCATGACAACGCTCATCACGCTGGCGTTCACCCGCTGGATGCGCTACCAGCGCGAGTGTGACGAGCGCGATCGGCTGGCCCGCTGGCGGGAGGCCGAGCGAGCGCACTGGCGCAACGGGCACGCGCCGCTCGCGGCTGGACAGGCGGAGCGCTCGCGCAGGTGAGCCACTTCATCCAGGTGACGGCCATCCCCCAGGACCCGGACGGGCTGCGCCAGGAACTGCTGGTGAACACCGATCAGGTGCGCTTCATCCAGAAGCACGAGGCCAGCGGCGGCAGCGTGCTGGTCTTCGACGGCGTACGCAAGGAGCGCGAGGTGATGCAGGTCGCCGAGAACCGTCTCGAGCTGTGGCTGCGGCTGCAGGGCATGGGCAACACGCTGGTGGAGCCGTGACCGACCAGCTGAGCCACGGCCTGGATCTCGAGGCGCTCCACGGGCCGCTGCACCAATCGCGCTGCCGGCTGTGCCGTTTGCCCTACCCGTGCTTCGCGGCGCGCGAGGCGGCGCTGGCCGCGGCGCGGCGGGCAGTCAGCCCTGAAAAACTCCTCGAGCAAGGCCGCGAGCGCGAAGCGCGGACCAGGCGCATGGCCAACCGTCCGTGATGACCGGCAAGCACTTCGCGGCGCTGCTCGAGATAGCCGAGTGCGCCGAGCAGCTGGTGGACGCCTGGCAGCGCGAGGACAGTGATTGGCACACCGCCGCCGGGTGGCTGACCGAGGCGGTCGACGAGTACCGCAACATACGCTCTAACCATTCCAACGTGCTAGAATTCCCCGGTGCAGCAGAAGCTCTTTGACGACGTGCCGGAGCGAGAGCGCGGGGCGGCCAACTCCGCGCTCTCGGCGTCCATTCCGGCGCTCACGCTGACCCAGCCATGGGCGTCGTTGGTGGCCATCGGCGCCAAGCGCATCGAGACCCGCTCGTGGGGTACGCGCTACCGCGGCCCGATCGCGATCCACGCCGCCAAGCGCATGTCGTTCGAGGACGAGATGCAGTGCTTCTTCGAGCCGTTCAACAAGACGCTTCGCACCCGCGACATCCTGTCGGCGCGCGATCTGCCGCTGGGCGCGGTGCTGGCGATCGGCCGGCTGGTGGACTGCCAGAAGGTGGGCGAAGGTGCGCAGCGACCGGCGCAGAATTCGCTGGAGTTCGCGTTCGGCGACTTCAGCTGGGGCCGCTGGCTCTGGTATCTGGACGACGTCGAAGAGCTCGACGAGCCGCTGCCCGCGCGCGGGGCGCTCGGCTTGTGGGAGTGGCGGCCGGACTGATTGATGCCGCACCACTGCATGCACGCCGACGAGCGTTCGGGCACGCGCTACTGCTGCTGGTGCGACCTGGACCAGCACCTGGAGCGGGATGAAGGCGCTGAGCCGAGGCACGGCGCGCGCTTCACGGGCCAGCGCTACGACCAGCGCTGGACGCCGCCGTCCAACCAGGACGACTGTCCGCGCGAGATCGGAGGCGTGCATGAGCGATGAGGTTCGCCGGCCCGTGGTGCGGGCCACGTTTCGCAAGGCGGTCAGCGACGACCACTACGGCACCGAAAGCGCCGAGATCACGCTCGAGCGCGAGGACGACGGCATGGACGTCAACTACGCCGAGCAACTGCTCGCGGAGGCGCGCCGGATCGTGCACGAAGAGCTCGCACGCTCGCCCTCGCCGGCGGTGCGGCGCGCGCTCGGCAAGAACAACGGGGAGTTTTAAGCGATATGGGCAAGAAGACCGGCATCGGCTGGACCGACTACACGATGAACTGGTGGTGGGGGTGTCTGGAGGTCACCGACGAGGAGTGCGGCGACTGCTACGCGCGCGATTTCGCGCGATCAGCCCGCGGCGGTAGCTGGAACGGGACATCGCACCCCGAGACCGGCAAGGTCAACCCTGAGATCTGGGGCCCGCCGCTCTCAACCCCGCGACGGCTGTTCGGCGACAAACACAACGCCGAGCCGTACGCCTGGAACGCCGCGGCGATGAAGGCGAACGAGCGGATGTGCGGCTTCGCCCACTCGATGTCGGACATCTTCGAGGCGCATCCGATGCTCGTCGATCCGCGCAAGCTCGCGCTGCGTACGGTCGAGAACACGACCTTCATCGACTGGAAGATCCTGACCAAGCGCATCCAGCTGGTGAGCCGGTACGTGCCGAAGCACTGGATGGAAGGGCAGTGGCCGCGCAATGCCTGGATCGGCTTCTCGGCCGGCAGCCAGGCGTTCTTCGACGAGCGCATGCCCTACGCGATCGACCTGCCGGCGCCAGTCATCTTCGTCAGTCATGAGCCCGCGACGGGTCCCATCAACATCGAGCAGCTGGCCAGAGCCGTCGATCCCAAACGTCTGTGGGTCATCACTGGCGGCAAGAGCGGGCGCAACTGGCGCAGCCAGATGATGGACCCGGATTGGGCGCGCTACATGCGCGACCAGTGCCGTGAGATGGACATCGCGTTCTTCTTCAAGCAGCACTCGGCGTACGGGCCGGGGGTCAGGCCCGAGCTCGACGGCCGGCTGCATCACGAGTGGCCGACGGTGCCCGGTGTTGGTGGGAAGCTCGGCGGCGTGCGGAAGAAGGCGATGGAGGAGGCCGTGTTGGAGCAGGGGGCGCTCCTGTGATGTCGGTCGACGTCGAGCGCATCGCCCACGAGCGTCTGGAAACCTGGGCGAAGGACTGCATCAACGACCACGCCACGCCGGCGCTGCTGCTGGCCATCGGCCACGACGAGTTCAGCGGTGAGGTGCACCTGTACCTGCCGGACGACCCGTATTTCGACCAGCGCCGCATCGTGCAGCTGCTGCACCTGGCGCTGCGGGAGCTCACGACACCGTCATGACGAGCACTGATCTGCATGCCTGGACCGAGATCGAGGTGCCCGCGCGACTGGCGGGTCGGCCCCGCACGCGTGGCTTCGTGGTGCCGTGGTTCGTCGACCAGGACGAGCAGGGCAACTGGGATTTCCGCCTGGCCGATCAGCGCAAGCTGGTGCGCGCGGTCAAGCTCAAGCTGTGCTGGCTGTGCGGTGAGCCGCTGGGGCGCTGGCAGGTGTTCGTCATCGGTCCGATGTGCGCGATCAATCGCACCACCGCCGAGCCGCCGATGCACCGAGAATGTGCCGAGTACGCGGCGGCGGTGTGTCCGTTTCTGACCCAGCGCGAGCAGCGGCGACGGACCGACCATCTGCATCCCGAGTCGATCGCGCCGGCGGGCACGATGATCGCGCGCCAGCCGGGCGTCACGCTGCTGTGGGTCACGCGCGAGGGCTATCGGCTCTTCCCGGCGACGGGCGGAGTTCTGCTCAAGATCGGCAGCCCCAGCGAGTGCATCTGGCAGTGCGAAGGCCGGCCGGCCACGCGTGACGAGGTGCTGGCGTCGATCGACAGCGGCTACCCGCTGCTGCTGGCCGAAGCCGAAGCGGAAGGGCCAGCAGCCATCGCCGCGCTGCAGCGCATGCGCGCCGCCATCGACCCATTGTTGCCGAATGAATGACGACCTGCACCAACGTGCTGATCGTGATGGGCGATCGGTGGACGATTCTCGACGGGGCGCACTTCCGCACGCTCGCCGAGCGCGTCCTGGACCAGCTATGACCGAGCGCCAGCGCGAGCAGATCGAAGCCCAGGCGGCGCGATGCTTCGCGGAGTTCTCCGCGTGGTGGTCACTCGGTCACCCCGAGCGGGACGCGCTGTCTGCGCTCGAAGGCTTCATCGCCGCCTGGCCGCTCTCCGATCCCGAAGACCGCCATGCGCTCGCGCTGGCGATGCTGCCGATGGTGAACGCCGCGGGGATCATCCAGGTGCCGGAGCGATGACCGAGGTGGTCGAGCGCCAGGGCGAGCGCTGTCCCGAAGACCCGATGGAACTGTGCGGCCAGCCGATTGGCCAGTACCACTGCCCGGACTGCGGAGAGGCGAAGCCGCGCACAACCGAGTTCTTCTACCGGCACAGTCAGGGTCGCGATGGACTTCGGCCCACGTGCAAGGTGTGCGTCGGCAAGGCCCAGCAGGCGTACCGGAAAGCCAATGGGTATCGACGCGTCAAGGAATGGCGTGCTGCGAACCCGGAGAAGCTTCGCGCCATGCGACGGCGCCAGGGTTTGCGGAGAGCTGACTGGACGCCTGATGAGTGGGACGCCGCTTTTGAGGCCCAGCAAGGCGTCTGCGCTATCGAAGGGTGTGGCCGCCCAGCGACTCAGTCCGACCACGATCACGACACCGGTAGAAGGCGCGCTCTCCTCTGCGCCGGCTGCAATGTGGCGTTGGGGGTGCTAGCAGACGATCCAGCCCGCATCCGCGGACTGCTCGCATATCTGGAGGCTCATCGTGGTCAAGTGCCCTGAAGATCCGATGGCGCTCTGTGGGGCTCCAATTGGGCAATACCACTGCCCTTATTGCGCTTGCATGCAGGTCGCGTGCTGCGCGCACGTGTGCGATCCCGACGTCTGCCGGCTGGAGAACTGCGAATGCCTGGACCACTCACCGACATCGCGCTGCTGACGATCATCCAGGAGAAGCTCGACAACGCGCGCCTGGTGGTGCGCCTGAACGGCCACGTGATCGGCTACTGCGTGCAGGACGCCAAGAACAAGTGGATCGTGCAGACCGCGCCGCCGCCGCCCGAGCGCGTGATTCGCGGCTCGCTGCAGGCCTGCGCGGAGTGGTTGTATTCGACGATCGAGCCGGAGATGGCGCGCGAGCACGGGGAGCGTGTCATGACGCCATCCGGTCAAGTGTCAGTCGAAGCACCCGCCGAGCCAGTTCAAACTGAGGCGCCGGCATGATGGAGGTGGCATGAGTGGCCGCCCAGCTCCCGCCGAACTGGCGGTCGATGCGGGTCAAGGAGCTGCGCCAGTGGCTGCGCGAGCACGGCGGTCCACCGCCGTACCTGAGCCAGATGCGCAAGCACGAGCTGATCGAATGGATCGAGCGCTACGAGCGCCAGACCCGCGAGAGTCGGCCGTGAGTTGCACGCGCTGCAACCTGAGCGCGCGCCAGCAACGTCGAGGCGACGCCCAGGCGCGCACCGGACGTCAGGTGGGCCGCCATCCGAGCTGCGGCCACGTGCTGTGGTGGGCGGGCGACGCATGAAAGAACCGCGTGGGCGACAGCGACGGGCATCAAGCGCGCAATGAGGAGACGGTGCGCCGCTTGAGCGAGTACCTGTCTCAGCAGCCGCGCGTGACGTCGGCGACGCGACGCGAGGTGCGTCTGCTGACGGGCGTCGACCCGGTCAGCGAGCTGGGCATTCCCGAGGCCGACGAGTCCGAGCTCGACGCAACCGCGATCGTGCTGGTGGTGCGCGTGCCGGCGCCGCACGCCGTCGGCGCGAAGATGGAGCGCTGCGCGGTCTGCAACCGTCGCGTGTGGGTGGCGCGCAGCACGCCGCCGGGCCCCAAGCGCGTATGCGTGGTGTGCTTCATGGACGCGCGGATGGGCTCGACCGATTGATGCCCAAGTACGTCTTTGAGCAGTCGGCGATCCTGCCAGCCGACGAATCGCTCAGCGTGCTCGAAGCGGAGGCGCTCTCCAGCGTGCTCGCCGCCGAGCTGCGTCGATGGCTGGACCGGATGCATCACCGGCGACACGCGGTGAGCTACGAGCCACCCTTTGAGCAAGTCGGGGGCGACTTCCTGCCGCCCGACGAGCAGGGTGTCGTGAAGCTGGGCGAACCCGTGCCCATCGACCTGTGAGCGCCGGTCCAGTGGCGGTGGTTTCCGAACGGATGTCCTACCCTGGATGGCGGGGCATGGACGCGCCGGGGCTGTTCACGCGCATGCAGATCGCCCGCGGCCGGCTGGAGCGGACGCTCGACGCGTACCACAACGGGGCGTACCTGCTTGCGATCGGGCACGTGCAGGCGCCTCAGCCCGGCGAGCTCGAGCGCTGGAGCGACGAGCTCGAGGACGCCTACGTCGAGTACCGCGCCGCGGTCAGCCAGGCGCTCCGCGGCGCGCAGGACCAGGCTGGATCGTGATGATGAAGCGCACGACCTACCGACAGCGCTACCTGCGCACGCCGCACTGGCTCGGCTTTCGCACCCGCGCGATCGCGCGCGCGCACGCCACCTGCCAGAGCTGCGGCAAGCAGCCGCCGAGCCTGGACGTGCACCACCTGAGCTACGCGCGCCTGGGCCGCGAGCGCTACGCCGACGTCCTGGTGCTGTGCCGGGCGTGCCATCGCCGCCGCCACGGACGCCGATGAGACCCCAACTGCGGCACTCGCGCTTCTACTACTGGTTCGTGGTGCTGGCCGGCATCGCGGGCGGCTACTGCGCCAGCGACCTCGTGCATCGCCGCCGTCGCCACCGCTGAGACGATGGTTACTGCTGTTGGAAGAACGCCACCTCGAACTCGGCCAGCCGATGGGCCTGCTCCTCGCGGGTGACGGTCGGCTCGTCGAAGATGGCGCAGGTTGCAATCTCCGCCACGGCGTCGATCGCGCGGTGGAAGACCGGGTCCATGTCGTAGCGCTGGCGGGCGCCCATGCCGTCGATCAGTGCGCGCTGCACCCGAGTTCTGGCGTCGGCCTGCCAGTCGGCGAGCTCGTGGCCGTCCAGCCCGCGCAGCGCCTGCTGCATTCGCCAGGCGTCTGGCGTGCGGTTGTCGACCAGCTGCTCGTACCAGCCGCGGATCTGTCGCCACGTCCAGCGCGGCATCAGAACGAGCCGCGCGGTCCGCGCCGGTCCAGCGTCTGGGCGAGCCAGTTGTTCACGTAGTCGTCGTAGGACTCGTCGTAATACTGGGGCGACCCGTGGAAGCTCGGCGGGTCCTCGCACTTCGGGCAGTAGGCCACCTGCTCGAAGCGGCACTCGCCCTTGCCGAGCGTCGTGCCGCGCCACCAGATCGGGTGCGCCACGGCCACGATCATCGGCGCGCCGCCGCACTCGCTGCACACGATGCTCACGACTTCGGCTCCGCCCGCAGCCGCTCGACCTCAGCCTCCGCCCGTTCCGCTCGCTCGCGTTGGCCGCGTCGGCCTTCCGCCACGCGATGAAGTTCGATCCGCAGCCGCTCGATCTCAGCGCGAGCTGCGGCCAGTTGCACCACAAGATGGTTGTAGGGCGTCAGCGTCTGGCCCCACTTGTTCGTGACCGGAGCCTTGAGTTGTTGGTTCTCTGTCTGTAGCCGCTCATTCTCGGCGCGGAGTTCGTCACGCTCAGCTTCTAACGTTTCGGTGTGATCTATGGACTGGGCGGCGATTTCCCTCCACGGCACCAGTGGTTCGTCCGTCACCGACATGTTGGGCTCGCCGGTCATGACCGCGCCATGACCACGATCAGCCCCGCGCTGCCCACGTACAGCGGCAGCATGAGCCACAGCATCAGCCGCCGTTGGCGAGCGAACCGCGCCGCCATCCTCGCCTCGAACGCATCGCACGCCGCCGCAAATCGATCGCCCGGCCGGTAGCTCATACGACCTCCTCGCTCTACTCGTCGTCCTCAGCCGCGATCTCGTCGATCATGGCCCGCAGCCGTTCGTTCTCGGCGCGCACTTGCCTGATCTGGATGAGCGTTGCTATCTCGCTATTGGCGAAGTTAGTGCGCGCCTCGTCGCGTTCCGCCCGTAACCGTTCGATCTCGTCATTCAGCGCTCGGCACGTTCCGATCAGCACGATCACGTCGGCCACGTCCGGACGGAACGGCTCGATGCACATCGCCTGCTGGATGCGCTCCACGAGAGCGAGATACTCGGTTTCGTTCAGAGCTGGCTCAGTCATCACCCCACGATCAAGTGTCATGCCTGCCGTCCTGAGACCCGCGTCGCGATCGCAAACTGCACCAGTCGCGCCGCATGCCGCTTGCTCATGCCCGGCGGGTCGCCCTCCTCTGACCCCGGCACGTAGCACCCGCACCGCTTCTCCACGTGCGCGATCGAGCCCAGCGCCATGCGCATCCCACACTCGTAGTGCAGCGGCGTCCCGTCATACGGCGCCTGCACGTCCCGTTCCGTGATCTCCTCGTCGCAGCGTGCGCAGCGGTTGGCCATCGCTTCGCCCACCTCCCAACCCGCTCACGCTACCACTCAACACGGGTCGCGTCGCTGGCTCGGCCGCGCGTAATCCGCGCACTCGCACCTGCCACACGGTCGCTCCAGCTCAATCCGCTGGCTCTCGCTGCCCGATTCGAGTTCGCCGATCCGCGGCTGCACCCAGTGGTCCTGCAGCTCGTGACCACACGTGCACGCGGGTACCACGCGTACCCGCCTGCCCGTCTTCGTTGCCTGCATCTCGCCCCCGATCCTACCGGGGCGGCCCAGCGGGTGGACGGTGGGACATTACCCGGTGTCTCGCCCCGAAGCCGACGCCGGTCTGTCGCCTCCGGTCCCGCCTTCACCCGCCAGACCGGCTCCCCCCATTCGCACGAACCGGACCACGCTCCGCACGCCAACGCTCGCTGCGCTCGCTCAAACGACGTGGTGGTGGTGGTGGTGGTGGTGTGGCCTCCGCACCTGGAGTTCCGACCGTTCGCCTGGACGCTCCAAAAAATATGCGCGTCGGTATTCCCCCGCCCTGGCGTGACTTGACATAACGGGACAGGGGGGGGGTGGTTGTCGTTTGGGTTCTGACGTGCTAGTAATGTTGGTGCATCGAGCGATGTGGTGTCGCTCGGATGACATCCCACACAGGAGATAGGAATGGACACCACGAGCATTCTCTCGAATATGAGCGCCAGTGAGCGCTCGGCGGCCGCCCGACTACTCGCGGCTCTGCTCGACGATTCCGCGCCAGCCGCGCCAGCCGCGCCAGCGGAGTCGATCTGGACAGCGGACAAGATTGTCCGTTGGGTCGACCGTGGCGGATCCGCTCGCAATGCGGCCGGCGCCACGATTACGGATGGCGCATCCGACCCGGATGGACTGCTGGCCGTGGCGGCCAAGTTCCCCGGTCGGCCAGTGTTCACGGCCGCGTATCCCAAGTCGGCCAGCGCTCGCGCGAAGTACCCGGACGCGGTTCTGGCTGGCACCACGCCAGCGCCGAAAGCGCCGGTAGCGCCACCAGCACCAGCCGCACCAGCGCCGACGCTACGCGGCCGACTGCTGGAGACGCTTGGCTACGCGGCCGAGCCAGCGCCAGCGCCAGCGCCGAAAGCGGATCCGCTGGAGGAGTTGCTCGCAGACGTCGCTCGCGTGCGAGCGCTGCCGGGTGCAGACGTGGTGCTGCGAGCGCTCCGCATGGTGCACGACAAGCACGCGGCCAATCGTGGGAACTTCACCCACGCGGACGTGGACGTAGCGCTCGGACTGCGCGAGCCAGCTACCACGAGCGCTCGCACCAAGTAACCGCACGCGGGACTGTCGCAGCAGTCCCGCCATTCTCCCCAGGAGGTACGCATGTTCGTTGTTCTGTTCTCTGCTCTCTGGAGCGCTTGGTGCTCCGTTGTCGATCTGTTCCAACACGTCGTCGTTCACGTGGTCGAGGTGCTGTTCTCGCGCGACTCGTTCCACACCAATTGCTGTACTGAGTGCTCGCTCGATCGCTGGGAGTCGACCGGCTTCATGGATCGCCGACGCGAGCGCTGGGGTAGCTACTCCTAACCCGGACAGGCCGGCAGGCCTCAGCGCCTGCCTTAGGCCAGCCTAGGGACTTTGTGACCCCTGCCTCCCTAAGGAGGGACCAGGCAGGGTGAGCCATCACGGGAGCAGGCCCAGGGAGGGAGCTGCTCTCGAGGCAGGCTGCGTCCTCGGAGCGGGATGCGGTCGGAAGCACGGCAGGTCGCATGCGTGCCTGCCTGCCTCAGGTCCAGGGCAGCGGGCCTGCCTACCTGCCTAGCGCGAGCCTCATTGGATGCCGTTAGGGTTCCGATGCGCTAGTAATCTCTTGTCGGTTTGTCCGCCGGTGCCGCGCTCTGCGCGAGCGTTCACGTCTCGACCCTGGAGGTCTGAACACCCCACCATGCAGTTCACCTGCGTCGCCTGCTCCAACGAGAGCACCAACCCTCGCCGATTCGCGATCGGCCTCGTCTGCCGTGCCTGTGCGGCGTTCCTCCGCCGCGAGGAGGCCACCTTCGAGGAGAAGGCCCTCCAGTTCGCGGAGGAGACCGCGCGCATCAAGCGTGCGTACCAGGCGGTCAGCTGACCGCACAGCCCAGGAGGAATGCTCCGCAGGCAGGTCGCTCCTGCCCCTGGGCTCCAGCGCTTCGGCGCTGATATCCCACTCCGGAGGTGAGGCTGTTATGCCCACACCCCGCATTCACGCTGCGCCGTTCATCTGGACGGAAGGCAGCTACTCCGTCGGTACGGACGTTGACGTCCTGACCGGCATCGTCTTCCGCGCGGTCAAGGCTCCGTCCCGGCGCCGCGCGAAGACGCAAGCCTGGCGTAAGACCCAGGCCGCACGGTTCGAGCGCCGCCAGGAGCGGGCGCTCATCGCGGAGCACATCGAGGCTGAGGCCCCGGTGTACGACCGCCAGTTCGCGCGCTACGCCCGCGAGTATCGCCTGGCGCGTGCCGAGGAGGAGGAGCTCGACCTCCTCTACGGCAGCGAGGCCGAGCGGCGGCTCGAGGACCTGCGCTACGAGGCGCAGCTCGCGGCCTGGCGAGCCGGTGTCGCCGACAAGCGGGAGCGACTCGGCGCGCTCCGCCAGCAGATTGCCCAGCTCGTCGAGGAGGCCGATGAGCTGGAGGCGTCCATCGACTACCAGGTCGGTGGCGTCTGCGCCATCTGTGGCGACCCGCGCTGCTAGCCACAGCGCAGCCCAGGAGGTTGACCGAAGGCGGGTCATTCCCGCCCCTGGGCACCAGCGCTTGTCAGAGCGCTGACATCCCACCCAGGAGGTGCGCGCATGTTCACGTGTGCTGCCTGCCGGAACGAGAGCACCAGACCGCTACGCATCAAGGGCGTCGGCCTGGTCTGCCGTCTCTGCGCAGCCTTCCTGATCCGCTCGGAGCTCTCGTTCGACGAGAGCGCCCTGCGCGAGCAGGAAGCCGTCCGTCGCCTCCGCGGCTAATCCCGCGCGCGACACCTCATCCGTCTCGCCCGGCCCGACTGACAGCGGGCCCGGCCGTTCTCCCCAGGAGGTGACCAGCATGGTCATGCCTACCCTTTCCTCCCTTACTCCCGCCCAGCGCGCGGCTGCCGCGCAGCTGCTCGCCGCCCTGCTCGAGGATGTCGCTCCGGCGGCGCCCGAGCCTGCGGCGGCGTCCATCTGGACCGCTGACAAGGTGGTCCGCTGGGTGGACCGCGGAGGCCGCCCGCGCAACGACATGGCGGCCACGATCACCGACGGCGCCAGCGATCCGCTGGGCCTGCTGCCGGTGGCCGCGCGCTACCCCGGCCGGCCGATCTTCCCGGAAGGCTTCCGCTTCAAGACGAAGCGGGACCTGCCGATGGACGCGGTGATCGTCCGCAAGGCGGGCACCGTGCGCAGCCCGCAGCCGGCCGACCTGCGGACCACCGCCCCTGCGTCGCAGCGCAGCGGCGGTTCGCAGGCCGCGTTCAAGGCGGGCCACGACCTGGGCTCGAACGCGCCCACGCGCACGGTCGTGGTGCGCGACCTGCTGCGCGCGGACGGGCCCTGGCTGCGCTGCCCGGAGTGCAGCGAGGCGTACTGGAGCGCGACGCGCGACGACGCCTGGCTCGAGACGAAGGTGCGCAAGCACATCGCCTCGAAGCACGCCTGAGGCGCTGACCCCGATGGTCGTAAGGCGAGTTCGACTCTCGCCTGGGGTCCCGGTGCGACATGCACCTGGAAGGAGGTCATGACAGTCATGGCCAGGAAGAACGATCGGGTAGGCGGCAAGATCAGCCGCGGCACGTGTGAGGGCTGCGGCCTGGACCTGGGCAACCGCCTGGACCCGTACTGCTGGGCCTGCGCCAAGCAGCTCGAGCGCGTGATCGAGCAGCGCATGCGCGAACGGCGCCGCGAGCTGGCCGAGCAGGCCGCCTCGTGACGGCCGACATCTACTACCACCCGGCGCCGGAGTGCGAGGCGTACGCGCGGCACTGCCGCGTGTGCCGCAAGCCCTGGTGCCCGATCTGCCTGCCGCAGTGCGACTGTGGCCCGCGCACGCTGGACTGGCGCCACGCCGTGTGCGGTGACGAGGTGTGGTGCCAGCTGTCCGCCGAGACCCTGACCTGCGTCGAGTACCTCGACGCGATGGACACGGCCGATGCTGCGATCGGCCGCTAGCGGCGCCTGAGGGCGCCACACGCCAACCCTGACGATAGGGAGGGAGGTCTGAAAATTAGGCCTGCCTGCCTGCCAGGCAGGGTGACGAGCCTCCCTGCCGGCCTATCGGCCTGCCTGCCACGCAGGGGGTTCAGGCCCCCGGAGCCTGCCCCAATCGCTGGGCCTGCGCATGGCCCTGCGCGCCTGCCCATGCGCGCCCCTGATGCGGGCGCTGGCGTCCGATAACGGACGCTTAGCGGACCCCTCCCTGCAGGCCCATCCCGCGCGCCCGCATGCGCCCACACACGAGCGCACGGGCCACGCATGGCGAAGCCCCCATTCGAGTTCAGTTTGCTCGTTTGGGTTCCGACATGCTATCGTTTTTGTCCCGTTCGGTCGCTGGTCGCCACGATCACGATCGGACGGCCCCGCCCCCGCGAGCGTGCACACACGTCGTGCGCATCGCGCATCCCACCTGAGGAGGTCTCGAGACCTATGCCCACGTTCACCGCGTCCTGCATCGCCTGTGGCGAGTTCACGTCGTCCGCCCGCTCCACTCGCAGCGGCCTGATGTGCCGCGCCTGCGCGCGCTTCATGCGCGCCCCGCTCGACGAGCTGGCGCCTGAGCCGCTCGTCCAGCCCTACGTCCCGCCCGCTCACCTGGAGCCCGAGCTCGAGGAGGTCGCCTAGCCCATGTCCGCCCCCGCCCTGTCCAGCGCGCGCCGTCGCCTGGCCGCCCAAGCGCTCGCCGCCACCGAGGCGCGTCTCGCCATGACCCCCGCCCAAGCCGATGAGGCCATTCGCACCCTGGAGGTTGCTCCCGTCATGACCGTCCCTACCACCGCGCCCGCCACCGTCGACCTCGCCGCATTCCTGGCTCAGGGCCAGGCGCTCCTCGCCTCGCTGCAGCCCGCCGCGCCGGTGGCGCCCGCTGCTCCGGCGCCCGCTGCTCCGGCGCCCGCTCCCGCGGCGCCCGCGCTGACGGGTCTGGCCAAGGCCCAGGCGTTCTGGAAGTCCGACTACGCGGGCAAGGGCGTGCCGGTACGCCAGCTCGCGAGCGGCACCTGGGTGGACGTCAAGGGCGCGTTCTGCAAGGCCCCCAAGGCGGCGCCGAAAACGCAACGCGCGCCAGAAGCGCCGCGTGTGGCGCCCGTTTCGGCGGTGCCGGCTGGGCCTGGCATCACGCTGGAGCAGCTGGAGCGGCTGCTGGCGGCGCTGGGTGGTGCGCCGGCGGTGGCTGCGGCTGCGGCGCCTGCTGCGGCGGCGGTGGTCGCGGCGGTGACGCCGGGCA